ATGCTGATTAATACTGTTCTCCATAATGAAGCTGATCGAAATGCCCATATGCTTAACGAGTATCGCAATTTGCTTGCCCAACTGCCAAAAGGATCTTTAATCTGTCGGAAGGACTACTATTACTTGAAATATCGCGAAAACGGCAAGATTTGTGACAAATATATTGGTAAGGCAGGAAGTACTGTTGACCAGCTTCGAGAACAACTCGAATTGCGGAAGCACTATAGCGATATGCTGAATGCATTGGAACAAGAGCAGCGAGCAATACATAAATTGTTGGAGGAAATCTCATGATCGTTTTTCACGGAAGTACAGATTTGGTTGAGAGTCCTGAAATAAGGGAAAGTGAATACTATCTTGATTTCGGAACCGGGTTTTATACGACAACATCTTATGAGCAAGCCGAGCGCTGGGCGCAAATCAAAATGCGTCGACTCAACAAGAAGGTTGGCTATGTTGCGAGATATGAATTTAATTTTGAAGCCGCGAAACAGGCTACTAATATTCTCAAATTCGATTGTGCAGATATGGCTTGGCTTCAATTTGTCGTAGGCAATCGAAGAGGTGAACCATTAACGGGAAATACCGATATGCATATCGGACCAGTTGCTGATGATAACGTATACCGTTCGATTCGCTTATTTGAAACCGGAGTGCTCGATGCTGAGGAAACGGTAAAACGACTTAAGACCGAATTACTGCATGACCAATGGACATTTCACACGGATTTGATGTTGTCGTTTTTGAAGTTTCTTGATTATACAGAAGTTCATGAGGAGGTTTGATAATGGGACACGAACAATTTGTTGCTATCATGCCGTATATCAGCGCAGATCTTGTCAATATGATTACCCAGAAGCAAAACATTACTGAGGCGGACGCACTAAACAAACTCTATTCGTCCAAGTTGTATGGGCTGTTGGAAAAGGAAGAAACGAAGGTATGGCAATATAGCACCGATATGCTGTACTCTCTGTTCGTTAAAGAAGAACAAACAGGTAGCTTAGTCTTTCCCGATGTGTGAGGAGGGTAACTTATGAGTAAAGAGATGGAATTTACAATCTTCTGTGTTGAGAACTACAAGCATTATAAGAACTTGACCGGAAAACAGACCGTTGAGCTCTTCAACCGATACGGAGTGTTTGACTACCTGCGTGAGTTCTACGATGTTCTTCACACCACCGGGCATCAATATATCAATCACGATATCGACATATACCTCAACGCAAGAAATGCAACAATAACCGCATAATTTTTTTTACCGACAGGCAGGACTTCAGTTTGCCTGTCGGTTCTTATATTTTTTGCAGTGAAGCATTCGCTTTTGAAAGCATCCTTTCCATTGATTCAAACAAAACATGGCCTCTACCTCAGTACAGTAAAGGCCGTTGCAATGCTTGATTTGGACGTATTACCCCTTGGTTGCAGATTTCGAGAAACTCCAAACATAGTCGACAAATTCGTCCCAGTTAAGCCGAACCTGCTCGTATACATCAATCTTTTCCGCATCCGACAGGTTGACATGGTTGCAACGTAGGGGCGGTTCTGCTATGGTTCGCTTCAGATAGCAATCGGTAATCAACCGGTTCAGTTCTTTGCTGTCTATATGCGGTTGCGTATCCGTAATAACCAATTCCCATTCAGCTTTTGACCAGTAATAGTATAAAACTTCCCGTCGTAGCAGCTCACTGAATTCCTCCTTGGACATGGGCTTTTTCAAAAGTTTCCTGACGGATTCCATGAAGGAGTAATGATCGAAAATGTTAAACACCCGGAGACCCTGTCCGACAGACCGATAATTGTATGCATTCCAAACAAGTTTTATAGGTTTCTTCATTTTTGACCCTCTTTCCACATATAATCAGAAAACCGCTCCCAGTTGGCACGGAGTTGAGCATATACATCAATTCTGTGCTTGGTTTCGAGATTGACTTCGGTGCGTTCCGGCAGGGGGACTCCTTGTTCCCGATTTAAGTAAAACTCTTTGATAATTCTGTTTATCTCCTCTGCGCCAATATAAGGCGGCCAGGTTGTGAAAAAAGTTTCCCACTTAATTTGAGCCCGGAAACAATAATCGGCTTCTCGGTCAAGTTCCTCGAGAAAACGTGTTTTGTCATACTTTTGCGAAATTAATTTTTCGACAGCAATACGGAAGTCTGCACAGTCAAAAATATTATACGGACCAACGGTTCCGGTTGAAAGATCCTTTACTATCACATTCCATTTCATTTCTTACATTCCTTTCATACTGTTTTTATCTGCGTGATTCTTTGACAATGCTATCAGAATAGAATTCTTTCATATCATCAAGCCGTAAACATGCCAGCCTGCCTTTTTCAAGGTAGGCATTTTCATTTATAGGAAATCCGCTCCCGCAGTCAATGCCAATCAGGTGGTTCCCATGCCAAACAGTAAGAGGGTTATCGCTGTGATAGTGAATTGTGGGAGTATGTCCGAATATCAGTGTATATCCGTCCGGTACAGGGGCATCAATGGGTAACCTCTCCCACACGGCAAATTCCACCGGGGAGGCATATCGGTATGATCGATAGCCTGTTCCGTAGTTTTCAAGCAGGGTGCCGTGAACGAGTTTGTATTTGATTCCATTTACCTCAATGCCGATGTTGATAGGAAGTGCCTCCAAATACGCAACAATTTCTGCGCGGATACTTTTTCGTATATGTTTGAGGTAGTCATGTGTCACTTTCCCGCCGTTGCTATACCAAAGCCGTATTTTTTTCGACGGCCAATTTCGTTCCCATGGACTGTCCGAAATCTCTTTTTTAGGGGCTTTCAAGGCTTCCAGCATCATGTATTCGTGGTTGCCTAAAAGCATCTTGGCATTCGGCATAGACATGATTTTTCTCAATATGCGGATGCCGTCGGGATGCCTGTCGATGACATCTCCGAGAATGTAGAGTGTATCCTCCGGTTGCAGACAGATCTGTTGCAGAATCGCGTCAAAGTTATATGCATTTCCGTGGATATCCGAAAGTACATAAATCATATATCCCTCTCCGTTCGGTTGTTGCGCAGTTCCCGCAATTCATTCTCTGAAACCGGAAACGGCAACCCTTTTCGGGCTACTACCTCCTTCAGAAAAAGAACAGTCGCTTCTTCTACGCTAATGCCGATGGAATCGAGAACTTTTTTTGCTTCCCGATAAATCTCGGCATCGATTTGAATTTTCATTATGACAGGTTCCGTATCTGTATCCCCCTCATCCGTCGCCGAAAATATCATCGCAGAACGGTTTGAAGTTGAGATGCTCGGCATCAAAGGCTTGTTCGCTGATATCTTGTAGACTGTCATATGTTTCTTCGACTGTATACAGGAGATGGCTCATGATCTTCACCTTTCCGGAGGTTCCTACGACCTCAAACAGGTAGGAAGGACCGAGAAAGAAGTCACCGAGCGGACCCCACTGACCGGTAATCGCTTCGTAACGAAGTCCGGTGAATGTAGGACGAATGCAACGGTAATACTTGGCGTTGCTCCGAACGAGAATTTGCGAAATTTCCGCCGAGTCGCACCTCATTTTGTAGGGGAAACCCCAGGCATTGATATGTTCCCATTCTGTTGCTTCTATCTTTAACTCGAAGGTCCTGATGAGTTGACATTTCTCAAGTGCGGGAATATCTTTGTAGGCGATGTTGTGTGTTGCGGTCTTGTCGCCTGAAAGGTAATGCGAAACGGCTGCAATGGTTTCTTCGTTTACATCGGTTCTTTTCATGGACGCAATGGCCTTGCGAATATCGGCTTCTGTTCCGACATAAACCTTATCGAAGGAGCAGAAAGACGGTGTTGCGCAGTCCCATAGACGCAAAATGTAGTACTCCATATTTAATCCTTTCTCTTAAGACGGGTTTCCAATGCATACATAAGAGAAACCCAGGTTTCCCGGTGCGGAAGATTTTCGTCTTCCAAGGCTTTCTGAATATCCCGGTACATGACCGTTACCGTGCGGATATCGAGCAAATTCATGTGGTCAAGAATGAATTGAACAGCAACGTCCGGCATATAGGTGTCCCGTCCAAGGGAATACCGAACAGCACTGTTGACAATGCAACCGAATCCCTCGCTTACCAACGGAGAAAGCCAGCTTGCCGGACAGAGTACGAGGTCATCTTTGCCGGCATCGGTAATGACGAAGCCGATATTTTCCCGACTGACGGTTTCAAGAATGCAGTCCAGATTGTCACAAAGATGCTGTCTTGAGATGCGCTCCATATTTTCTGTTGTATGAAAAGATTCAGTTTGTTCCATCGTAAATCTCCTTTTCGACTGTTTCCCATGAGGTAAACAGGAAATGCATCCGGTCGATGCGCTTGTCCGTATGCCAGTGCCCGCAATACCAGGCCTTGTAGGATAAGCTGTTTTCAACCGTATCCAACCAGTCTTCCGTACTTTTATCCACACCCGCCTGGTTAACATTTGGCAGAAAGACCTCCACCGGTTCGTACTTTCTCGGGCATGTGTGAGAGAGGACGATATCGATTTTGTTTTCGGTGATCTGATGCTCCACAAAGGCTTTAACGGAAACGGAGGGCTGTTCGTCTGCCCACCAGCCGGCGTGACGGCGAATCCGCCAGGATGCGTCAATGCTGTATGCTCCGCCTATCACAAGGTAGTTCTGACCTTCAACACGAAAGACTTCTCCATCCTTAGCAAACAGAAGGTTGGGAAAAGCGTCCTCTACCCAAACCTTCCCGCCGTTCCATTCGATCAGCCGATAGGAGGGGATATGCTCCGGACGGCACTCATGATTCCCGTGAATGCAGAAAACCGTACATTTCAGGGAATTCAGGAGCCGTTTGCATTCGCTGTCAACTTCATTCAAATAATAGTTCGCCCCGACATCACCGAGGATAATCAGTGTATCGTTCCGTGAAATACGGATGTCTTTTGCGAAATTAACGATCCGGAGAGGGGCACCGTGGATATCGCCGGTTATGTAGACCATATAAACCTCCTGCGTTTGTTTGCAATATTATAGCACGGATATACCGTTTAAAACGGTAATCCCTTGAATCATAAGGATTTTTGAAGAAAATGTAAGTATGAGCAAAATATAATAATAGTCTTGGGACCGACAGTCAGGAGACTGACCGCCGGTCGGTTGCAACGCTGCCGGTACTCCGTTATAATGACCTCGAGGAAGGGTGCAGGTTCTTATTTCCCCGCAGAATGCGCTTCATTGCTCTTGCCGTTTCAATGAGAACCCTTCTTTCATATGCATTGCAGTCACCGAGCAAATCGGCAAATTCTCCGTTCAGGCATATTTGTCGGTTGGTTAAAAGATTCTCCGCAAGAAGCTCGTCCGCAGTCACATTCAGTGCATTGGCGATTCGCACAAGTGCGTCCAGGCTGACACCTTTTGATGCCGTTTCTATGTAGCTGATATAGCCGTCTGAAAGTCCGACCAGTTCACAGAGTTGTGCCTGGGACAGGTGCTTCTTTTTTCTTGCCTCTTTAATGCGCTTTCCGATAATCAGGTAATTTAGTGTCATTTTTGACCTCCAATAAAAATATTTACACTAAAATTATACCTCTTTCGCTATAAGCGCAGTTACCTCGCTATTTCAATATTACCTCATCGGTGATAAAATTATAACAAATATTAGTTAATCGGAGAAGTGAGGTGAGCGAATGGAGAGCCAATTCGATGCGGTTACCGTCGGAAAGCGTATACGGGCCGTCAGGGTTTCCAAAGGTATGAGCCAGGCAGAGCTCGGATTCGCTGCACACCTTGCCACTTCCAATATCAGCGACATAGAACTCGGCAAAACAAAAATGTGGCTTGCGACATTCGTGAAGATTGTGGAGGCACTTCAGGTTTCTGCGGATTCGCTTCTTCGTGCAGATGTTCCGGAGGTCAACGAACTGTACCAAAGAGAATACGCGCAACTCCTGTCCGATTGCACACCGTCAGAAATTGAAGCCATTATGAAAATATCCAAAGAGGTGAAAGCCTCTTTGCAAGCAAACCGCAATAACGAAGATTGAGTGGAGATGAAAATCCCCACTCTTTTTTATTGCCGCAATAATTTTTTCTTTCAAATACCTACCTGCAGTCAGTGACCTGACTGTGGGTTTCTTTTATTGTTATCCAACTGACGATATAATAGGTGAAAAAGATAAGTCTCGGAGGTAACGATGGAAGAAACGGAAATTTTCAGTCAACTCAGTGCGATTGCTGCTCCTACGTTTGCCGTTACATTTGGGGATGATTCCGAAAGGGCAATCCGAATAGCGGAACACAAGGCCTGGCTTGGAAGTATCCGCCGCGAACGGCCCGCAACCAACATACCGTATAAAGTGGGTATCTACATTCGGTATTTTAATCAGACGAAGTACGATAACTATCTTTCCTATCATAAAAAACAGTTTGCCGATACCGTTGCGCTTTGCCCGCAGTGGACGCTTGTTGATTTTTATATTGACGAGGGTGCCAGTGCTCCCAATATGGAAAATGCGCCGGAATGGAGCAGGCTGATTGATGACGCCATGTCCGGCAGAGTCAATCTCATCATTACGCAAAAGGTATCGAATGTGTCCAAGAAGATGCAGGAGATAACCGTATGCTCGAGAATGCTTGCAAAATGCAAACCTCCGGTAGGCATATATTTCATTTCGGAGGATATCTTCACTCTGGCATCGTATTATACGGATGACCGGAGAGATGAATTTTTCTACCCTTATCCGGAATGGAAGCTGTTGCCCGATGACGGTGAAGGGACGGAGGGGCTGCTGCATGATTGATTCGGATAAAAGGTCACAGAAAGAGCAGGAAAAAGAGCGCACACGAAGGCGGATGCATGCTCAGGTTGACCGTGAGAATTATGAGTATATTCCCGAAAAGAAACGGGTCGATTATTATGACAACGACACACCGATGCGGGTGGCGATTTATGTTCGGGTTTCAACCGATGATGTCAGGCAGACAACCTCGTATGAGTTGCAGAAGAGGTATTACGAGGACTTTGTAAAGCATCACCCGCATTGGACGCTTGTCAGAATTTATGCTGACGAGGGGATCAGCGGGACGATGCTTGAGAACCGTGTGGAATGCATGCGGATGCTGGCAGATTGCAGAGCCGGAAAAGTGGATTTGGTGATTACAAAGAGCGTTTCCCGTCTGGCACGGAACATTCTTGTCAGCATCGGTATCGTAAGAGAACTTGCCGAACTGAAGCATCCGGTGGGCGTATTCTTTGAGTCGGAGTGTATTTTCTCGCTGAACGATGACTCCGCCATGGCACTGTCCTTTGTTGCGACCATGGCGGAGGAAGAATCTCATACAAGAAGCCGCAGCATGGAAACTTCGCTCCGTATGCGATTGGATAACGGAATCCCTTTGACACCGAAGCTGCTCGGATTCAAGCATGATGCGGACGGCGGCCTTATCATCAATCCGGAGGAAGCGCCGACCGTTAAACTGGTGTTCTATATGTACCTCTTCGGGTACTCCACGCAGCAGATTGCAGATGCCCTGATTGCTCTCGGCAGAAAATCATATCTCGGCAATATCAAATGGACTGCCGGCAGTATCGTTCAGATTTTACGGAATGAGCGTCACTGCGGGGATGTTCTTACAAGAAAGACCTTCACGCCGAATTTCAGAACGCATAAGTCGGTCAAGAACAGGGGGGACAGACCGCAGAGCCATTATTACAACCATCACGATCCGATTGTGTCGCGGGACGACTTCATTGCCGTTCAGCGGATGTTGGACAATGCCCGTTTTAAGAATAAATCGTATTTGCCGGAGCTTCGGGTACTGGATAGCGGAATTTTCAAAGGCTTTGTGGTTATCAATCCCCGGTGGGCGGCTTTTGGAGAGCAGGATTATTATCAGGCAGCGCAGAGTATATGCGCCACGGCCGAAGAAGCTACGCAAGAAAACGGCAGAACAGAAGAAATCCGGGTAGAAGTAGAAGCCGGAGATTTCGATATGCGCGGCTTTGAGGTGGCAAGAGCAGAACTGTTTGATACGCAGCAGAAGCCGTATGTCCTTTTTTCTTACAAGAAGATAAAATTCAGCAAGACTCTGGTAGGCAAACTCGGTGATAGAAATACAGTGGAGTTTTTAATCAACCCGGTTGACCGGCTGTTTGCTATCCGTATCGCAGAAAAAGGAAGCAGACACGGGGTGGTATGTTCCAAGCAGGAGGGCGGAGAGTTTATTCCGAAGGATATCTCTACTGCCGCCTTCAGCGAGACATTGTTCTCCATCTTCGGGTGGAATGCAGATTATAAGTACCGTATAACCGGATCGCTTTATGAACACGGGACAGAAATCGCATACATTTTTGATACACGAAACACGGAGGCATTCTTCAAACCGTATGTGCTTCCGGGACACGCAGACGGCAAGGAGGGGCAAACGCCGACCGTTCAACCGTTTATGCCTTCCGGAAAACATATCAGGGGCATCCCGGAAGAATGGACTTCCACATTCGGTAAGCAGTATTATCTGTATGAGAAGAGCGTCGCAGAGTTGGAATCGCAGAGCGAGGATGAATGGAAGTTGCGCATCGAGGGGCAGCTGTATGAGACGGGAAAGAAACTGAATGTTACCGGCTATGAAGAGCTGCGCTTGTATATTAAAAAAGAACTGAGCGGGATTTCTCCCGAGGAGGTAAACTAAATGAGCGGATACAGTGAAAGTGCTACCGTATCGCAACTGCTGAAAAAAGTGGAGGAACCTGCAGTAGAGATGCGTGATGTGATTGGCAGCGCCGATATATCCCCGGCTCTTGATAAGCACGATGAAATTATCGAGATTGGAGAGGATTTTGATTTCGACGGATTTCAGGTTGTGCGGCGGGAATTTTTTGCTCACCTTGGGGAGCCGTCTGTAACATTTAACAGCTGCAAGTTTTATGTCAATGCGGCGTGCCTGACAAAGTTTCCGACATCTGACTACGCACAGGTACTCATCAACCGCCAAAAGAAAATACTGGCGCTCCGTCCGTGCCCGGAAGGCGCACGGGATTCGTTTCAGTGGTGCAGCACAAGCAAGGGAAAACGAAAGCCGAAGCCTATCACATGCAAACTTTTCTTCGCAAAAGTTATTACAATGATGGATTGGAATCCGGATTACCGATACAAACTTCTCGGAAAACTGATTCATGCCAATGAAGAATATCTGTTGGCATTTGATTTGACCGCAACAGAAGTTTATCAACGGACTTTTCCGGACGGACAGAAGCCGAAAACTTCAAGGACACCGGTTTTTCCTGCAGAATGGCAGGATCAGTTCGGACTCTCATACAGTGAGCATAGGCAGTCCATGCAGATCAATATTTTTGACGGTTACGCCATCTTTGCCGTGAAAGAGAACGGAGCGGACGGAGAGAATTCGTTACCTTCTGCGATGCCTGTGCCGACGGTGGAAACCGTCAGTGAAGGAGGTGATGCCTAATGTCCGGAAATACAGAAATTCTGTCCTTTGATACGAAAAAATTTCGTATTCGGATTCATAAATCTACCATTCATGCACTTGGAAATCCGAAATATATCGATTTGCTTGTCAATCCGGAGAAGCGCCTGGTTGCGGTGAGAGCGCATGACGGGACGGCATCGCAGCACGATGCGCACAGGGTGAAACAACATCTGATGGAATCGGACAATTCCTATGAGATATACAGTCAGCCGTTCATTTTGAAGCTGTTTCAGATAATCGGAGACTTGGAGGTGAATCGGTCATACCGAATGACGGGTACCTTGGTTTCATCCGAAAAGATGGCAGTGTATTCGTTGGCTACTGTGACCCGTATCGAACAGTGAGGAGGCTATGATGGAAAACTGTGAAAACACCTCACTCAAAACCGATAAGGATTTTACCAACCTGATCCGTCCGCTGCGGCGGCAGGAGTATCTGACTTTAGAGCAGAGTCTGCGCACAGAAGGGTGCAAAGATCCGATCCTTGTATGGAACGGGTTCATTGTGGACGGGCATGTCCGTTACACGATCTGTCGAAAACACGGTATTCCTTTCCGAACAGAAGAAGCGGATTTTTCCTGCAAAGAAGAAGCGATTGCCTGGATATGCGCACGGCAGCTGAAGCGCAAAAATCTGACAGAAGAGACGCGGAAGTTTCTGATTGGCATGCAGTATGAAACTGAAAAACTTGTGAACCATTTGCAGTTTCCGAAAGGTGCCAACCAGTATCTCATCCGCATCCGGGAAACGGAATCGGAAGTAATCAGAGATGAAGCAGGAAGATTTGCAGGCAGAACCGGCCACAGAACCGCTACGAAAATTGCAAAGGAGAACAATGTATCTTACGGAACGGTCGAAAAATATGCGATTTATACGAGAGCGCTGGAAGCAATCGGTGCCAAAGTGCCGGAACTTGTGCCGAAGATACTGTCGGGCAGACTCAAACTTTCACATATTGCGGTATTGGAAATGGCACGCCAGCCCGTGGAGGAACTGGAACACCTGAATGAGAGAACCAATAAGAGCAAATTGCCGTATTTTCAGTATGGCAGTGCTGCTCAAAAGGGGAACGAACCGGGCTATGCTCCTGCGGGAACGGCAACAGCGAGTATTAAAGATATGCCTGCCTTCGATCCGGATGCTTCGGTTACGGAACTGTGCCTGACGGTTCCTTCCTGGATTAATTCCATCAAGCGCACAGAGAAAAACACCGACTTTGAAATCATAACAAAAGCAGCAAGAAAACGGCTGATTGAAGCGTTGAACGAGCTTGCCGACACGGCTTACGAACTTGCGCTTCAGGCAGAGGAGGAAACCTAAATGGATGAATTCAGCGAGTATGTGCCGAATGTGTATTTTGAAAAGATACCCATCAAAAATCTTGTATCAAACCAAAATTATCAACGGAGCCTGTCCGAGCAGCATGTATTACGGGCGGCGGAACATTTTGACCTATATCAGATTAACCCTGTAAAAGTCAGTCGCCGGAACGGGATTAACTATGTTTTCAACGGACAGCATACCATTGAGATTGTGGCGTTGGTGTCCGGATCGAGAGACACGCCGGTTTGGTGCATGGTTTATGACGATTTGTGCTATGAACACGAAGCGGACATTTTCGCAAATCAGCAGAAATTTGTCAAGACACTCAACCCGATGGAGGTGTTCACCGCCAATATCGAAGCCGGAAACAATGACCAAATGACGATTAAAGGACTTGTAGAGTCTTACGGGCTTCGGATTGCCAAAAAGAAAGGTCCGGGGGCAATCTGCGCGGTTTCGACCCTTGAGACGATTTATACGAAATACGGTTACCATGTGTTGAACCGTGTTCTCAGACTTTGCATCGGTGCCTGGGAGGGAGATGCAAATTCCTTTTCCGCAAATGTTCTGAATGCGGTGGCCAAACTGGTGGTGACATATCGGGAACGCCTGGATGAGGACATCTTTAAGGAAAAAGTAGGCGCGTTGTCTATCAAGCAGCTGATCCGAAATGCCAAAGACCGCAGACCGGGGGCTATGGGGGTCTGTGAAGCAATTATTATTGCATATAACGGCAAGAAAAAGAGTGTTGAGCATCGGCTTTCCATGAACAGGCTGTTTGCAAAGGAAGCAGATTTTGTGGAGGGTGAGGCCTTCGGGGATGACGATGCCTACGATAACTATACGATTGATGACATCGGCGAAGAGGGGATAGACGGTGACGAAGAAACCGAATCTGCGGGCGGAGAAAAAGATGCTGTATAACGCAACTCCCCGTGCGCAGGTGTAGGGGGAGTTGATTCAAGCGGTGATATCAGCACCGTTTTTGAAAATGTAATGCAGGCTTCCGTCAGCCATAACTTTTACTTTATCCACTGTCAATGCCCAGAGCTTTGCGTCGAAGGCGAGCAGTTTGCTCTCGACGGCTTCAAAGGTGCGGATAAAATTGCGGAAGGCATCCGCCCGTGCATGTTTCAGCAGGATTTCTTTTTCCAAAGCACCGATTGCTTCTGTAACGGTTTTGTAGCGGTCCGCATAGCCGTTATATTTCTCAAGATAGCTGTTTTGATCCTGCACAGTGGTGGCATTCTCTTCAATCAGTTTCCGAATCAACTCAGACAGAACGCACAGTTCCTGCTGCAATGCGTCTTTCTTACGGTCAAGTTCTGCGGTGTCTGAGAAAAGGCGGGCAACTTCCTTACAGTTGGCGATAATTTCTTCCTTTCCGTCAAAGAGACGGTTGAATGCCTGAACGAATCCGCTTTTGATTTTGTCCTCGGAGAGGTGAGGAGTTGCGCATTTCTTCCCGCCCTTGAATTTGTCGTTGCATTGCCAAACCGTGTGGCGGTATTTGTCCGTGGAGTTCCAAACCTTAGCGCCGAAAAATGCACCGCAGTCTCCGCAAACAATATGTGTGGAGAAAATGCTGTTTCCGCTGTATTTTCGCCCGAGAGAATGCCGCCTTACAAATTCTTTCTGCACCTGATCCCATTCTTCCGGAGGAATAATAGCGGGATGGCTGTCCTCTACAAAATATTGCGGGACTTCACCCTCGTTTGTCTTGATTTTCTTGGAAAGGTAGTCCACCGTGAATGTCTTCTGAAGCAGGGCAGCACCTTTGTACTTCTCATTGGTCAGAATACTTTCAACGGTGGTTGTGTGCCACTGCGATTTCCCGGCAGGGGTCGGGATACCGTCGGCTGTCAATTCCTTTGCAATTGCCCAGGCTGTTTGTCCTGCCATAAAATTGCGGTATATGCGGCGCACGGTCTTTGCCTGCTCCTGATTGATAACAGGAGTGCCGTTCGGTCCTTTCTCATATCCGAGAAAATTGCGGTAGGCGAGACTGACTTTTCCGTCTGAGGCGCTTTTACGCTTTCCCCATGTAATGTTTTCGGAAATGGAACGGCTTTCTTCCTGTGCCAGGGAGGACATGATCGTGAGAAGCAATTCGCCCTTGGAATCCAGGGTCCATATGTTTTCTTTTTCAAAATAGACCTCAACGCCTTTTTCTTTCAGTTTTCGGATGGTGGACAGACTGTCGACCGTATTCCGCGCAAAACGGCTGACCGATTTGGTAACGATAAGATCGATTCTGCCGTTGAGAGCGGCATCTATCATGGTATTGAATCCGTCACGGCGTTTGGTGCTTGTACCCGAAATTCCTTCATCCGTATAGACCGTTACAAACTCCCATTCGGGGTTCGCCTTGATATATTTCGTGTAATAGTCGACTTGCGCTTCATAGGAAGTGAACTGTTCGTCCTTGTCGGTTGAGACTCTTGCATATCCGGCAACCCGGCGCTTATGCAGACCCGTAACCGGCATCCCGGTAAAAGGATTGACGGTTGCCGGTATTACGGTAACGGTTTTAGCCATTCCGGTCACGCTCCTTTCTGCGGTCGCTTGCCGCTTTGCGCTTTTCCGCTGTCCATGCTTCGGCTCTGGAACGGTCATGCCACTGCCTTACGGTTTTTGTGCCGTCTTTGAAGCTGAATATCAGGGTATTGTTCTTCTCGGCTTGAATGTCCGTTAAACGGCTGTCAAGAAGCTCTGCTGTAAGCTCGACGGAGTTGAGCACTTCTTTGCAGACTTGTAAAAGTGTGGCTTCGGGAATCTGCTTGGACGGGCAGGCGGCTTTGCCTTCAAAGTTGAAAGTGGAACATATCCAGACAGGACCTGTGGGTGTGGTTTTTCGCCGATAATGCTTTCCGCATCCCCCGCATACAATTCTTCCCGACAGGGGATACCTGCTTGCGGAACTTCCGCTTCGGTAATACCGCTTTGCCTGTATGGCAATCTGCTTTTGCACCTCCGTGAATTCTTCTGCGGAGACAATTGCTTCATGGCAGTTTTCCGCATGATACATGGGAAGTTCCCCGCGGTTCACCAGAGTTTTCTTTTCCAGATAATTATTTTTGTAGAAACGCTGCAGAAGCAAATTTCCCGTGTAGACATACTGCCTGAGAATCAGCATAATTTCGCTTTTGCCCCATTTGCCGCCGGATGGGGACGGAATGCCGTCTTTGTTCAGACGATTTGCAATGGCAACACCGCCTTTTCCGGAAAGGTACTCATGAAAAATCCGCTTGACGGTGGCTGCTTCTTCCGGAATGACGGTGTAGGTTCCGCAGTTATATCGGTATCCGAGCATCCTGCCGTTCCACGGCATACCTTCCTTGAAGTTTTTTCGGATGCGCCATTTTTGATTTTCACTGGCAGAGCGGCTTTCCTCCTGCGCAAATGACGAAAGTATGGTGGTCATCAGTTCGCCGCTTCTGTCAGAGGAATGAATGTTTTGTTCTTCAAAGAATATGTCCACCCCGAGCGCCTTCAGTTCTCGCACCGTTTCCAGAAAAGCAACTGTGTTTCTGGAAAAACGGGATATGCTTTTGGTCAGTATCAGATCGATTTTCCCGGCACGGCAGTCCGCAAGCATACGCTGAAACTCCGGACGGTTGGCTTTCGTACCCGTCAGAGCTTCATCCATATAAGCCCCGACATAAAGCCACCCTTGATGCGACTGTATGCATTTGGAGTAGTAACTTACCTGTGCAGACAGGGAATGCAGCATTGCATCCTTGCCGCTTGAAACACGGCCGTATGCCGCAACCCGTACCAAGGTGGGTTTTTGCGGTGCATCGAATATCACCCGTTCAACAATTCTATCCATATATACCTCCTGACTTCGTTACCATATATTCGCTCTGAAAGCCCGAAAAGTCAAGCGGTTTCAGCGATATATAACTGACGAATTCAGGTCGTATTTTTCGGCAATTATTGTGTCGGATACAGCGTATTCTTCGTCAGAAATCAAACCGCTGTCAAGCATGATTTTGACGGCTGCCATAGTTGTGCGGTAGAGCAGAAGTCTGCGAAAAAGTGCGTTATCCATTTTGATTTCCGCCTTTTCTTCTGGCATCTGCATAGCACGTACGGGAGCAGTACTTTTGGTTTGCTTTTCCGTATGCGTCAAACGGCTTTCCGCACCGGCAGCACACAAGGTGATAGACGGACTTGCGGTTTACCAGTTCGGGATGCGAATTCCACCATGCCATCCGGCACCGGTCCGAACAGAATTTCTTTTCCCGTTTGTGGGGAGTATTTATGATGGGGATGCCGCACTGTTGACAGCTTTTTTGTGCGGGAATGTAGGGATGCCGTTTGCAGTAATCCTTTACGGTGTTGGGGGAAAGCCCGAGGGCAGTTGCAATTCTTCTGTATCCGAGCCCTTGCTTTTGCAAGGCAATGACTTCATTTTCCTTTTGCACGGAGGAACCTCACTTTCTGTTGCGTTCACCCCGTATTGGACATTTTTGCGGCGAGTTTCCACCGGAAATAAAAAATAAGCCCACCGGGGAAAATCCCGATGGGCTTACGGATGACATTATTCGGATTCTTTTTCGCCTCGGCCTTTGGTCAGCTGTTTGACTGCCTGGTTGGCTCCTGTTGCGGACAGACCGCTTGCAGCGCCGAGTATAAGGGCGATGACCGCGTTACCCGTACCGATAACCTCCGGGGCAACAAAAAAGGCAACAAGGCCGCACAGTGCGCCGAGAACGGCGGCTGTCAGCGGTATGAAACGATTGAATTTTTCAGACCCCCCGACGGCAGTTTTTACAATGTCGATAACCGTGTAAACAATGGCTGCGATGGCGGGGGCCGATGCGATTTCCGGGAATGAGTTCATGTAGATACCTCCTGTTATTTATGTGCTTCTTTATTGATGTGGCGTTCCAACTGAATGATGGCTGTCGTGACAGGACCGTCACAGCCCTGTTCTTTCAGTCCTTTCAGACAGGCGAGAACGCCCTGCGTGAGCAGAAACTGCTCATCCTTGATGGCTTTGATGTCCGTATCCTGTTTTTCCTGTCTCAGATACCACCTGTAGACAGCGAAGAGAATGCCGAAGATGACCCCCAAAGCGGTGATGACTCCGGCAACGGCAGTGATGATTTCCATAGCACCTCCTCAGTCTTCGAAAACAATGATGCCTTCCAGGGAGAGCATCTCGTCCGGTGTCGGCAGATCATCGGAAGTCAGGAAATCACCGTCGGAAACGGAGACAGGGGTGATGCCGTCAATCTCGCTATTCTGAAGACGGAGAATTTCCTCTTCAAAAGCGACCTTGGACGGAGCATCCTTGAGTTTGATGCGCCCGTCTTCAAGCAGTACGGGTGAACCGTCTTTCTTTTTTTCGGCATAGGCTTCCACCGCTTTTTTCTCCTGTTCGACATAGATGTCAAATTCGGTTTCCACTGCCTTTCGGAGTTTGACAAGCTCCCGGATTTTACGGTAGTTGCAGAACCGTTTTTCCGTAAGACGGATGAGAGCGGGTTTTGCTTCAATGACGGTTTTCAGTTTCATTTCTGTTGTTCTCCTTTATTTGATTCACATATTGATTGCCGAGCTCGGTGGCCTGAGCCTCAAACCACCACGCGTCGTAGGGCGTTTTTGCACCGAACAGTTCACGCTTCCAGTACCGGACGGCAGAGCAGATGCTGAAGAACAGCATCCGCAGTCCTCCGACGGCAGCATTCTGAATGCCATGCCCGACTTCGTGTTTTTTGAGTGATTCGGGTGCTCCTTTACAGCAGATGAAAAACCACCCCATTTCAAGTCCGCCCCAGTTTTTCCCGATTTCAAAATAAGGGCAGATTCCGAGATAGTCTCTGGGCTTGCACCGGAACAGCCGCAGGATTCCGTATACAATCAGTCCTACGAATGACAGTGCCCAGCCCTTGGTTTTCTGCCGCTTTTTCAGGGCATCCGGGGGCAGTGACAGAATTTCGGTATCGTTTTTATGTTTCATTGCAATCCTCCTTTAGCTTTTCTTTCAGCGTTTTGATTTCTACTTTCAGTTTTTGAATTTGCCAGGTGTTCATGGCGATGAATTCTTCATAGCGAAGTCCCCAGGATTCTTTATCCGTGTTCGGGTCGGAGATGCAAAGGGCGGCAAACTCGGAGGAGGGCAGATTGACCGCCGTCATCGATTCTTTAACTTCCTGCGCTACAAATCCGGTGTGGTAACGGCCGGATGTCCCGTCTTTGTAACGGAACCGTCTGGCAATCAGTCTGTCGAAAAGCAAACCGTATTTGTCGGTGAGATCTTCTATGTCCTGCTTTGCGTTTCGGTCGGATGTGACCGTTATGGCAGAGGAGGATTTCCAGGTGCCGTTCAGTCTTCCGTATGTTGCGGAATAGGATTTTCCGGCTTGCATCGTCATTCCGACGGCGTACAGTTCGGTCGCACGGTCGCTGACGCTGATATTAAAGGTTTCGGTCGAAGAGAGCAGTACCTGCATGCCGAAAATCGAAACGCCGGTATCCCCGCCGCCGTAAAATCCCAACTTGATGGTGGAAGGATCGTTGTCCATCCACTGGTCGGCGGAAAGATAAAGGGAACCGTAGGCAAGGCGAATACTGTACCAGTCGTAACCGCCGACCTGAATACCGGTGGAGTCAATCTTGTTATAGAAATTGGAGGAAAGTGATCCGAGAACCATAGACCCTCCCGTGATTTCCACATCGGATGCGTGAACTTTGCCTGCGGAGGTCACATAGAAAGTTCCGGCACCGAGTCCGATGCCGTCCGTCCCGACATAAACACCGGCTGTAGAACTGCTGTAGGAGGTCTTGGTTTTGTAGATGGCTGCCGTGCTGACGGTGAAGCCGCCGATGGTTCCGCTCGGTGCATTCAGACTTCCGGAAAAGTAGCAGTTGGTATCGTCGACCTTAAAATTCTTAAAGTAAAGATACCAGCTTCCGTTGTTGTAGTTCGGGCTGATATAGTAGGTTTTGTTGTCTCCGAAATAGAGTTTTCCTGTGACGGTCATCTCCTTCAGCGTGCCGGATGTGGCACTGATCGAGCCGGTAACGGTAGCGTTGGTGGCGGTCAGTGCGCCGGCTGCGGTCACATAGAAAGTGCCCGCACCAAGCCCGATGCCGTCGGTTCCGAGATATACTCCGGCGGTGGAACTGCTGTAGGAGGTTTTCGTTTTATAAATATAACTCGATCCGATTGTAAAACCGCCGACAGTCCCGCTCTTGGCAGTCAGCGAACCGTAAGAAGATACAAAAAAGGTTCCGGCACCGAGTCCGATGCCGTCCGTCCCGATATACACGCCTGCCGTTGAACTGCTGTAGGATGTCTTGGTTTTATATATGGCGGTAGAGGTTATGGTAAACCCGCCGATAGTTCCGCTCGGTGCGCTCAGTTTGCCGCTGAATACCGCACCGGACGCATCGTTTACCCGAAATCCCGGGAGATAGATATAATAATCCGAATCGTTGTAATTCGGGCTGATGTAATATTCCCGACCGTCTCCCAAATACAGCTTTTTGGAAACCGATATTTCTTCGATGCTTCCGCTGGTTGCCGTAATGCATCCGAGCAGACTGACTCCGGTTTGGTTGACCGACAGAACCGTTTTGCCGTTGCAGTAGAGGTACAGACCGTCAGCGGTAATTTTCCAACCGAATGAGGAGGTACTCCCGCCTTCGGCATCCGCTTTCTTTTCTATTTCACCGGACAGTTCGGTAGCTGTCTGTTTCAGGGAGGAGATGTTGCCCTCAGCACTCCCGATTCGCGTTGTCAAAGAGGATACCGACTGCTTTACGGAAGAGATATTTCCTTCGGCGGTTGACACCCGTGTCGCAATTCCGCTGACAGAAACCGAAAGGGAGGAAATGTCCGTTTCGTTTTTTGTTACGCGGACAGAAAGGTCGGAGGCGGTTTGGCTGACCTCCGACACCGTGCTTTGCAGATCCAGAATGGTCTGCTTGGCTTCTGCCGTATCGCTTTCCACCGTTTCAACCGTGGTTTCCACCAAAGAAACCCGACTGGTTAAACCGTTTAGATTCCGTTCCAGCGTGGCTTCTTTGGTTGTCAGGGTGGAGATGCTTGTCCGGATTTCCTCCGTTCCGTTGGCTTCCTTCCACGCACTGCCGTTCCAGACCATGGTTGTCGGCGGAGATACGGATGTTTTTACCCACAGCTGACCGACATAAGGATTTTCCGGTGCGGTTTTGGAAGTGACCACATCGTTCAGCGTGTGGACGGTAAACTGTGCCTGTGCCCGCATCGAAAACACCTCCTGTCAGATTGTTACGGCTACCATAAAAGTCGCTTTCACGGTCACATCGGAAGTGGATACCGCAAGTGTCTTTCCGGTTTTGGAGCCGTTGGTGCCCCAGGCGGTATCGACGGTTCCGTCCTTGTTGTATTTGGTCCAGGTGTATGTTCCTTTTCCGGCGGTATCGATTTCGGTGCCTGCCTGGTATACCACAGCCGTCAGAGTGGTTGAACCCTGTCCGTTTTTGAAGATATCGCCGCCGGTCGAAGTGATAATAACCTGGATGGGATCGGCATTGTCGATGAAGGTTGCCACATCGGTGAAGTGGCTGTTGTAGGTGTTGGATGCGGAATCCGAGTCGGTGGCAACGCAACGGAATACGGCGTAGCTGTCGACCGCAGCGGCGTAGACGGTAAGCGTGTCCTTGTCGGTCCCGGTGTATTTGCCGGCTGTATCGGAAAGTTTTCTCCAGCCGGTTCCGAACGCCGCATCGTATCCGGTTGCGGAAGTCGATGTTACCGAGGCATCCATGATTGCCCATTTGTAAGTGACATTCGTGGTATCAACGGTCGAACCTCTCCAAAGTTCCGCTTTTGCTGTCAGGGTTGCGATTTCGCTGTTCTTGAATACATTTCCGTTCGGGGTTGTGACAATCAGGTCAACAATACCGCCGCCGTTGACCACGCGCGACAGGCTGATGGAGAGCGGATGCGTGATGGTCAGCCCCGTGGAGGCATCCTTGTAGGTGATGACGCAACGGTAGTCGATGCCGGGCTGACCTGCCATCGTGTTGGCTTTAACGGTCAGGATGTGGCTTTTGGCTCCGCTCAGTGCGTAAGTGCTGTTGGCGGTGATGGCAGTGGTGTTGCTTCCCACATACCACTTGACCGAGGTGACATTGGCGGATGCAATTTGATCGGTTGTCGTGCCGATGACATACAGGCTCGGGGTCAGCACCAGATTGGTGGATGCCCAGTTCGGCGTGTAGGTTCCGTTATCCGGGTTGTACATCTGTGTCTTGGCGTGATTTGAGCCGATGTAGCCTGTCAGCGTCAGTGCGTCGTTGTAGTCGATAATGGTAAACTGTCCTTGTGCTTTGCTCATATGAGTTGTCTCCTTTTGATTGTTTTCCGGTGTCTGACCGGTATCTGTGGTTGGTTCGGTTGTTGCCATGGGTTACCTCCTATAAAAGGCTTTGACGGGTTGTCGTATCGATGAGGTCACAGAAAAAGGTGGCACGGACATAAACATCGTCTTTCGTAATCTCAACGGCCTTTGTCCCGCCGTAATGTCTGTCGTTCCACTCCCGGTCGGACACCGGGTCATCCGAAACTCGCGTCCAGAGAAACTGATTGGGGTCCAGGGTATCCGTGATGTTTTTATCCCAGGAGTACACAACAGCAGACAGGGTAGTCTGTATTGCGCCGTTCTTGAAAATATTCCCGTTGGATGATGTTATCACAAGACGGTACATTTTCTGCCCGTTGATTTCATCGATGCGTTCGTTTGCTTCTTCAACGGATGAAACGGTCGCATAGGCGCGCAGTACCACTTCGCCGGTGTCCAGATTCCAATAGGAGGAGCCGTCCTGCGACGAAAGCGTCCCGGCTTTTATGATATTGGCAACAAGGGTTCCGGAAGTGATAAAGTCGGCAACAATCTGACCGTCGGCCGTAATGGCGGTTTCAAAGGGACCGTTGTAGCCGTGTGAGGAAAAGCCAAGACCGGCGATATTCCACCTCCAGACATTCACGGCTTCCTCCACGGTCGGTTTGTCCAGTATCAGAAGTTCATACGGCTGTCCGTTGCTTCCGCTGTGCAGGACGACATATCCGCCGTTCTGACCGGTGATTTGCTTGGTTGCCTGACTGATCGCCGAACTCATCAGGCTTGGAAAGCGGTCAATTTTGGCGGCCGCTTCCTCTGCACGTTCTGCCGTATCGCTGACGGTTTTCATCAGGTTGGCTTTGGCAGAGCCGAGTGTGACCGATACATACTTTTCGGACAGTGTGTCGTATACGGTTTTGATGACCTTGGTATGTACCGAAATGCCGAGTTCGGAATGCCGGACGGTAACGGTGTCACACAGGGAAACACGCTCGAGGACTGCCGCATATTCCGGTTGTTTCCAAAGCGGCTCAAAAGCAACGGTCAGCGTGGGTGTTTCCACACCGAGCGGATTGTTTTGCAGATATTTTACGGCACGCTCTCGGAGCATCTCCTCCGTTACTGCGGTGCTGTAGGAAAAGGAATCCGTGAAATCCCGGATCAGTGTTTTTCGCCGTGCCGTGTTCTCCGCAACAATCGGGAGCAACTGTTCCCGGAGCGTAATCACGGTTTCCGTGCCGTCCTCGGCGGTCGATACCGCATAGGGGAGAAGATCCGTGTAAACTTCGCCGGCATCCGCATCGTGTTCCAGTTTTGTCAGGTTTTTTCCGTATTCAATGACAACGCCTGCATTGACTCCGCGTCCTCTGTGATGGATGACCCTGTAATTGTCCCATTCAAACTCACCGCCCCAAAGATTCATCAGAGAGCCTTCCGAACCGCCGAGCATGGCTCGCAGACTTTTCGGTCTGTCCACAGAGAACGGTTTCGGTTCCGTATAATCGGTGCGGAAGGTAAAACGGTGAGAGATCGGAGCATTTTCAAATTCCTGTTCAACGGCAAACTGCGGGGGAGTAGAGGTACTTTCCCTGAGCGGTGCCGGAATGCCGGACAGGTCATAGGAGATATGCTGTGCATATACGGTAACAATCCCGTTTATGGGTGTTGTGATGCGGTAAATGCGGAAGGCCTGGTTGGCGGCGGTGTCGTTCGGTTTTACCTTTACGATGCGCTCGTTTCGCAGTTCCGGATAGTTTCGACCGCTTGTCGGATACTTGAGGATACACTCGTAAGCCCCGTTCCTTTCTTCCGTGACTTCGCAGGAAACGGCATCCGGAAGCGGACCGATGCCGTAAGTGGAAAAGTCAGAGGCATCCGCCTTGAAAAGAATCGGTATCATACGGTTGCCCACCTCGGAATGATTTCCACTCCGGTAATTTTACCGTCGAAGGAAACCGTGTTCTCGCCGGGATACAGAAGGGGAAATCCGTCCCCGGCTACGGTATCGTTTTTTGCTTCGGTGTCATGATAGAAGTTCATCAGTTCGGAATCGCACTCGGTGTATCCGTCCAGTGTAGAGAAACTCCAGGTTGCGTTGTGCGACGGAGACTGTACGGTCAGATTTCCGCTTCCGCGCCCGAGAACCTTCAGATATGGCTTGGCAGGAAACGGGAAGGGATTGGTCAGAACAAAACCGGATTCCGTAAATGTCAGCTTTTCCTGTCCCGTCCGGAGAAACCGGAGGGGGTAGCAGGAGAAACTGACGGTAAATACACCGATTTTGCGGCATTCCTCCGAGATATCCAGTTTGCTGTTAAATACCGCACGGCGAAAAAATCTGGTGTCGTAGCTGTCGAAAAGTTCATGGTAACGGTCTGGTTCGGCGTAAAGCCAGGCTTTGACATCGGTCAGCCGTTCCTCCAATTCGGCTATGCTTTTTGCGGGAACGAAGCAGGTGTAAGAAAGAGAAACATTGCCGAGCCGACCGCCGGGACAAATAAGGTCGCCGTCGCGCCCCGGGATGCTCTGTACCGTGCTGTCATATTTCGGTCCGGAGAAGATGTCTTTATCGGATATGCGAATGTATCGCTCTGCAGAGCGGACCCCGTTATAGGAAAACCAGTTCATGCGAAAACCGCTACTTTCCGTTTGACAAATGCTCCGGCGGTTTGCATAATTTCCTCTGTCAGTTCGGAAATGTCTTCGCCGGAATAGTTATTGAAGTTTGTAATGCTTAGCTGTAAAACAAAACCGCCCGCTGTAGCCGGGGTGGCAGTGGATGCTCTTCTGCCGGAACTTTCGGGATTCTGTGCCTCCGGGAGAACCGTTTGCATATCCGCACTCAGCCCGTCAAAGACACTGTTCAGGCTGTTTACAGTATCCTGTGCGGCAGATACGGCATCTTCCGATGATGCATCGATGCCACCGGCAAGACCGGTCATCAGCATATCTCCGACCCACGCCATTTTTCGAGAGGGAGAGTGGATGCCGAAGAAGTCACAGATGCCGTCCCAAAGATCACCCGCCCATCCGGAGACTTTGTCCCACAGCCATCCGGCAAGGCTTTGGATACCTTCCCACAGTCCCTTTACGAGGTTCACACCGACTTCCTTCATCCTGCCGACACCGTCAGCGAATGCACGGACGATTCCGGTAACAATCTGCGGGACGGCTTTTACGATTTCGGCAATGATAACAGGCAGATTCTGCACCAGGGAAATCAGCAACTGAACTCCGGCTTCGATGATGAGAGGAATGTTTTTCAGTACGGTTGTTACGATGCCGGAAATGATGCTTGGAACGGCAGCGATGACCGTCGTAATAATCAGCGGCAGGTTCTCAATGAGGGCGGTCAGCAGCTTTACGCCGGCTTCGATCAACTGAGGAATTGCGCCCAGGACAGAGTCCACAAGGGAGGTGATGATGCTTGGAACTGCGTCCAGAATACACTGAATGATGCGCGGCAGGTCGCTGACCAAGGAAGAGATCAGAGAGACACCGGCTTCCACAATTCCGGGGATATTTTCAAGCAGAGTGTCAATGATGCCCATCACCACTGTCACAACCGCATCCAGAACGGTCGTCAGAATGCTTGGCAGATTGGTAACGATAGAGGAAAGCAGCTGCTCTCCCGTATCAATCAGGAGCGGAATTGCCTCCGTCAGTGCGCCGACCAGGGTGTTGATGATTTGCGGAAGACAGGTCAGCAGGGTCGAAACAACGCCGGAGATGATTTGCGGTATCATTTCCGCAATCAGGCGGATGATCTCCGGGAGCAACTCCACAACGGCAGAAACAACCTGCATTACGGCATTCAAAAGAGTCGGCAGTGCGGAAGTCAGTGCGCCGATAAGGTTTTGAACGATACCCGGAATGATGCCGGACAGCATGCGAATCAGTTCCGGCAGCATCTCTGCCACAGATGTGACGACGGAAAGAACTGCTTCCGCAATCATCGGCAGGTTGCCCGTAATCGCCGCAGAAAGTTCTGTTATCAGTGCGGGGATAAGTGTCACAACGGCTTTCAGAAGTGTCGGGAGTTTCTGCACCAGTTGCTTGATAAATTTTACGATTGCGGAGAAAATTCCGGGCAGAGATGCGGACAGCGCGGACACGGTTCCGTCGATGAGTTTCGGAATCAGTGCGATTACCGTTTCCAATATCTTCGGAAGAAGGTCCGCAATGCCGGCTACCGTGTCGAGAACCGCCTGCAACAGAATCGGAGCGGCGGACAGGATGGCATCCGCAATGCCGGGGAGCGCATCCGACAGTGCCGTAACAATCCGGCTCATCAGGTCGGGAATGGCGGTTACAATGGAAGATGCAATCCGGAAAACGGCATCGGTCAACGCCGGAAGATTGTTCAGAACTGTTTCCGTCACGGCTCCGATGAGGTGCAAAACAGCATCTACCACTTGCGGCAGTGCCGTAATGATTGCCCCGAGGACGGAGGTCAGGATGGAAGAAATCTCATTCACCAAGGCGGGGAGACTTTCTACCACCAGTTTCAGAACCGCTCCGAGCAGACTCCCGATGAGAGACAGAAGTGTCGGAATATACTGCTCAACCGTTGCGAGAATGTCCGGTACCAGAGCGGCGACATTTTCGGACATAACACCGATATCGCCGTTTGCCCCTAAGATGGCGTTTGTAAACTTGCCAAGCAGGTCAACGCCTTCCTCACCGAGCTTCGTTAAAACGGGGAGCAGGACTGTGCCAAGGGCATTTTTGGCGGCGACGCACCCAACCTTGAGGTATTGGATTTGGTCATCCAAAGCACCGTAGGCATTCAGCATATCTTCGCTGATGACATATCCGGCAGCCTGTGCCTGCTTGCCGAGCTCTGCCATGCGGGCGGCACCTGCCGTAATCAGCGGGTTCAGTTCCTGGGCGGATTTCCCGAGTATCTGCATACCGAGCGCATCGCGTTCCGTTTCGTTTTCCAGTTTGCCGAGTGCGTCGATGACCTCCCAGTAAACCGTATCGCTGTCCCGCAAATTGCCGTCTGCATCAAGGACCGTAACCCCTAATTTTTCATAGGCTTCCACCGATAGCTTGGTACCGTCCTGAACCGCTTTCATGCTTTTGATCTGCTTTGCCATGGATTTGGTGAGCGTTTCGGTTGATACATCCACCAGTTCTGCTGCGTACATATATTCCTGCAGTTTGTCGGTGGCAATCCCGGTCACGGTGGATTCCGTCAGAACGCCGTCGGCAAAGGCTGCACCGTCCACGGACATCTGAATCAGAGCCTTCCCGGCAGAAACGGCAGCGGCTGCAATGGCGGCGCAGGCGGCAGTCACGGCAACGCCGACGGCTGTGCAGACCTTGCCGAGGTTTTCTAATTTTCCTCCGGTTTCGTCCGATTCCTTGCCGGTACTCTTCAGTTCGTCACCGAGTCGGTCTGTGCCTTTTGCGGCTTCGGACATTCCGTCGGCGGTACCGTCCAGTGCGGCTTCGTTTTGCCGGAGTTCCTTCTCCATGCCGTTCAGAGCGGCCTGTGCGTTGTTCAGTTGGATCTGCCACGCCTGGGTACGGCGATCGTTTTCGCCGAAGGAAGAGGCGGCATTTTGGAGCGCAGACCGAAGAACCTCGATTTTTTGCTTTTGTGCATCAATCTGTTTTCCGAGAACCTGATTGCGTTCGGTTAGAGCTTCGGTAGAGGTGTCGTTTTTGTCGAACTGCGAATCCACCAGTTTCATCTCGGAACCGAGAACTTTAAAAGACTGGCTGATTTCGGATAGGGAGCGCTTGAATTCCTTTTCGCCCTCCAGTCCGATTTTCAGTCCGAATTTGCTGTCTGCCATTTTCGTCACCTCCTTTGCGGCAGTAAAAAAGCTCGGGGACTCCGAGCATAAAGAAAGCACCGGCCGTTTTGACCGATGCTTTGAAATATAAACTTTCGGATTTAGAAATCCAGTTGACGGATGATTTCGTCGATGTTCCGTTTGCCGTACAGAATACGCAAAACGGTGATTGTTTTGGATGACATTTGCGGAAGGTAATACAGAATGTAGTTTCCGATCAGCTTTTTGCGGATACCGGCGTAGGGAAGATACTCGTTTTCAACGGGAGCGCCGCTTTCCGGAAACATCCGTGCTTCGTCAATTGCTTTTTGCAGTTTTTCCAAAAAGTCCGCTGCCGCCTGCGGGTTGTCAAGTTCTCCTGCAATGTAGCCGACTGTGGCATCCAAATCCGCCGCAGCTTTTTCTGTCAGCTGATAGTTGAATTCAAATGCCATACTTTTTTCTGATATCCCGGATGGCGCTGTCTCCGTCTACGACACGCCCGGCGTCTACATCCGCAATGCCGTCTATCAGCGCTTTGGCTTCATACATTTTTTTCATTGTCCGCTCGTAATACTCGATGTCCATGACCACCAGTCTGCCGTATCCGTTTTTGGTTACATATACGGGACCGTTTTCCTCGGCACAGCGGCGTTCCACTTCGACTGTGTTCTTCAAATCGCGCATGGGAATAATCTGCATGGTATCAACTCCTTTCCTGTGACTATATTATACCCTATATTCAGCCACAAGTCAATAGGAAAGTTGTCCCTTTTTGATTTTTTACAGATGCGTCATTTTCCGCTCAGTGTTTCTGCCGCCAGTCGCATGGCGAAGCGCACTCCCGCAGAGAATGCCTCTTTCTCGGAGATGGAGTTCATCTCGCCCAGGGTATCGCAGTACTTTTCAAACAGATCTTTCTGTTCATCCGACAGTGTTCCGGCAAGATCCGCCTGGTTGCGTGACAGCAGATGTTGCAAATCTTTGTAGTATTCGTTTCCGTCAATCAGGGAATCCTGCGGATGAATTTCTCCGTCCCACAGTTCGTTCAGAATATTTGTCATATCGTTGCCTCCTTTGCTGACTATACTATACCGTCAGAGAGGCGGAAAGTCCAGATAACTTTCTGATAACAAAAACTCATATTCCGGGCGGAATGATATCATCGATGGTAATCTCCCGATGCGGTTTGGAAATGCCGGTGTACTGCCGGTGGCATTCCCACAGGTCGAGAAGCAATCCGAACGGCATCAGCCGGATTTCATCGACGGGGAGATGCAGTTGCGACAGCCCGAAATAGAGCAGTCGGGTAAACAGTTCCTCATCATTTACCCGACCGCTCCGTTTTTTGGGGAACCGTCCTCTTCACTTTGGATGTTTCGCTTGGTTCCCTTATACAGCGCATCGGTGATAGCGGTTCTGTATTCCGCAAGGTCTGTAGGTACCGTTAGGAGTTCGATTTCATCTTCTGTCAGGACGGGTTTCTGTTCATCCTTGTGGCGCAGATTATGAATCAGGATGGGCTGATTTGCCAGAAGCGTAATCAGCCATACGATTTCGGCGAGTGCCATTTCAAAATTCTCGCTTTTCATCAGCTTTTCGCCGAAATTTTCAAGCCCTCCGTAGCGGGCAGCAATTTCTCTTGTTGCTTTGGTCGTCAGAAGCAGGGGATACTCTTCGTCCCCGATGCGAATGACGGCAGAACGGTCACTGTTCATCGTTTCTTTCCTCCGTTTCAGACTTTAGACGGTTCCGATGCGGTGTACTTCGGTTCGTATACCTGCTTGTACCAGTCGGCAATCACCGCAGCCGTGGCAGTGTCACCTTCGGTTGCCTCTACCTTCCAAGGATGTGCGCCGTTTCCGTCGGGTTTATTGCGTCGGGTGACGGTGCCTTCAATTGTCGGCGTGGAGAAGGTGATGCTGTCGCCTTTTGTAGCAAGGTTGGTTGCCGGGATACCGAATTTGACGCGGTACAGCCAGTAATACTTGTATTTGCCGTCAGCGCGTTTGGCGCGGAATCCCACCGCAACAGGGGAGCCGGTATCTTCGCCGCCGGAAACCAGTACCTTGTTGGAATCGACTGTGGCACCGGTCAGGTCGGCGGCAACATCGGCTCCGATATCGTCAATGCCGAGTGACAGCGTGCCGCCCTTAAACTCCTTGACCAGTTCGGCAACGCCGTCATCGGCATAAAGCGTTGCCTCGTTCAGTTCAACCGACAGATCGGCGGAGATGGCTTTTGCGAGGAGTTTGGGGGTAGCGTAGGTTTCGTCACCGTTTTCGTCTTCGGTGATTTTTGCGTAGTAGAGTTTATCAAGCCCAATGGTAGCCATAGGGTTATACCTCCCATTTGTAATATTTTGCGGCATCAATCACATAGTGATGATAGCCGGTTTCACTGTCAAAGCCCAGGTATCGGCGGTCCGTTACCGTAAAATCCGCTTCCAGCAGGGCTTTGACCGTGCGCTGTTTCATCGCGGAGTAGCTGCCTTTGGAAAACAGGGAGATGCGTGCTGCTTCGATATTCGCACCGGGACGGTTATCCGCATGGAGCGTAAAACAGTCGGAAAGCGGTACGGTTACAAAATACCGTTCCGGTGCAGTGTCTGTGAAATGTCCCGTTTCCACCGGAAACCCGAGAGCGGAAAGAAGTGTATGAAGTTCTTCCAGAATACTCATATCTTTTTGATTTCCTCCTCCAGTGTCCGAACCATCGCATCGATACAGGCAGACTCCGATGCTGTTTTTGCCGGCTTCAGAAAAGGCTTAGCCGGTTGACCGTGCCGTCCGTATTCCAGGATATTTGCGATTTTGGCATTGCTGTTTCCGTCACGGCGCGGTTCCCGAAAGCCGATTTTGATGTTGCTGTCACCGTCTCTGTCCACAAGAACACCGCTCAGTCCGAGGGCTTCTTCCAACTCTCCTGTGGAACGGCTGGGGAATGCGGTTCCACTGCCGATGACAGATGCCAGATTGCTCTTCACCTTTTCCAGAACGACTTCGCCGCCGCTCTTGAGAACCGTTTCCGCAATTGCATCGGTCCGGCTGCCGAGCAGCGACAGCTTTTCCAGAAAATCATCCGGCATTTGAATATCCACTTTAGCCATATGCGGGAATCACCTTCTTTGCAAGAATCTCAAGATACATTCCGCGCCCTTTGATATTTTCCGCCGAGGTAACCTCGAAGCGTTCCTCGCCGCAGAGCAGGGTGTCGCCGACCGAAACCGTAATACCGGGCAGCACACGGGTGCGAAACAGGTCTGTTGCAGAGGAGAAGGCGGCGAGGTTTGCCCAACGGACGGAACCATGCCGTCCCTCACGGTAAGCCCGAAAGACGGCAACGGTTTTGTCTGTTTTCCGGGCAAATCCCTCGTTGTCCTTTTCCGTTACGGTACGGATCAGCGTAACAGCGGTGCGCATTTGACCGAGTCCCATGCTACACCTTCCAGTCTCTGTCCAGACGGAGCAGAAGATTTACGGTATTCCAGACCTGCGCTGCCGCATTGGTGTTATCCGCAAAGAATCCGCCCGTGGAACCGTCGCGGCTTTCATAAAAATGGGAAGAGAGCATAATGACCGCCTGTTCGGTTGTGGCGGGCATTGCATTCTTCCCGTAGTAGCCCTCCGGCAGGTGCTGATAACTTTCGGCATAGGAAACGGCGGCGATGATGTAGCGTTCAAGCAGGGTATCGTCTGCCGTGTGTTCCAGAATCAGATTCTGCTTCACCTTGCCGAGAAGCTCCGAAGTATCCGTCATCGCCGCCTCCCGTCATCAGGTACCGGAGGGAGCCGCAGTACCTTTCTGCTGCAGCACCTTGATGGCTTCCGGCAGGACGGTTTTGCCGTCCAGACGTTTGGAGGCAAGGAATCCGACCTGACCGTTACCGGCATACAGTTCGTTCAGCCGTCTGAAAGAAATGCCCTGGCGGTCGCCGATCCAGTAATAACTCAGGTCGCCGAAGATGACGGTCTTGGCACCGGCGGCGATTTCGGGGGCGTGTTCGGAGGTGAAGTATGGTCTGCCAAGAATGGTGCTGACCTCGCCGTCTTTCAGCGCAGGCTGCAGAAGATAGTTGCCGTTGGAATCTTTGAGTTTGCGGATGACTTTGACGGTGCTGTCATTGAGAACCCATACGGCGTTCTTACGGTAGGGGGCTTTGAGACTGTAATAGAGGTCAATCAGTTCATCTGCGGTAATGGCGGTGGCTCCTGCAGCCGTAACTCCGACCTGGGCTCCGCCGGTCGTGTTGAGAATACCGGTCGGCTTGGCAGTGCCGTTCCCGTTGAGGAAAGCCTCTTCCTCTTTGTCTCCGATGCGGCGGATGAACTCGGAACGAATGTAACCTTCCAGGTCAAAAGCGGAATCGTTCAGGAGTTCCTCGGACACCTTGATAACGGTGCCGACCTTATGTGCGTCCAGCTGAACCTGCCCGAAGGTTTCATCGCTTTCCGTATAGGCACCCTCCTCGTCAATCCAGGCAGCGGAACCGTGGGCTGCCACAACGGGAATCTTGTGCAGTCCGCTTGAGGTGGTGATGACATGCGCATGGGAACGGATAACGGCGGCGAGGCTCAGACCGGTTACAAGGCTTTTCTCAAACTCATCCGGAACGAGATAACTCCCCTCGCTGTCGGTTCCTTCCTGGAGGGCATTGCGCATTTCGGGGGTGATACGGTCTTTGTGGCGGGTGACATTCCAGAACGCTTTCTTGTAAGCGTCGGATGCACGGCCGACCTTGGTATCGGCTGGCTTTGCGGCTTCCGGCTTGGAAGTAAGGGGCGTGCTGACGGGAACAGCCATCTCACGCTCCATGGCATCCAGGCGTTCCTGCCGCTCAATCTCCCGACCGAGATTTACGATCTCCTGTTCCATGGCTTCATAGGTGGCGGTATCAGCCGCTGAGAGAATGCCTTTTCCGTCCCGGTGGGCAATCAGAAAGGCGTTTGCTTTTTCCCAGGATTTTGCGCGCTGGGTGCGCAGTTCATTGACGGTACTCATAATAAAAATCCTCCTTTAAGGTTTCAAAAGATTCAGCCTTTTTTCAAGACTTGCGATAGGGGTCCCGGCAGGGCTGTCCGGTATCGCCGATGCGGCAGGCTTTTTATCCGTTTCCATACGGGTATGCAGCTTGTTCATCAGCGAAACTTCTGCAGCTTTGCCGGAAAATGCATAAGCGGGAATGTCAGCGCCTTTTTTCGTATCTTCCAGAATGTCATCGGCAAAACCGAGCTCTATTGCCTTGTTGGCGTTCATCCAGGTTTCGGAATCCATCAGGTGTGAAAGTTTGGCGCGGGACAGGTTGGTTTTGATTTCGTAAGCGTTGATGATGCTCTCCTTCACTTCATCCAGCATTTCGATGGCTTTCTGCATATCGGCGGTGTTGCCGTAGGCTACGGTAATGGGATTGTGAATCATCATCAGGGCAGTCGGTGCCATCAGAACCTTCGTGCCTGCCATTGCAATTACGGAAGCGGCACTGGCGGCAATGCCGTCGATTTTGACTGTAACATCCCCGCGGTAATCCATGAGCATGGAATAAATCTGACTTGCGGCAACACAGTCACCGCCCGGAGAATTCAGCCATACGGTAACGGGACCGGTGCCGGCAAACAGTTCATCCCGGAACATCTGCGGCGTGACATCGTCGTCAAACCAGGATTCTTCCGCAATGGTGCCGTACAGTTCAAGTGCCCGTTCCGATTCGGTGTCGGCCTGGTTCTTCCACGCCCAGAACTTTTTGTTTTTCATCGGTTGTTTCTTCCTCCTTTGCTTGAGATTTGAGATTTGCAAAAGCACCTGCATTGCCGAGCGGGAGCATATTGCCGTTAATGAGATAGAGATCGCCGCCGAGTTCGACGGGAATCCGGTCAAGGTTTTCGAGCTCACGGATATCGTTGGCAGACATCCACCCGTTCTGCCGTGCCGTTGCATAGCCCGTCATGCGGCTTGCGTAATCTCCCCGAAGCAGCCCCTCCAGATTGAATTTGAAGTAGTACCGTTTCTTTTCCTCCGAAGAGAGAAGTGTCCGTTGGAGCGACTGCTCCCATCGGATGACCCAGGGGTCAAGCGTATACTTTACGAACTCAAGCGATTGCTGCTCGATATTGGAAAACGAGGACTTTTCCAAGTCACCCACCATGTGAGGCGGGACACGGAAAATCCGCGCAATCTCGTTGATCTGAAATTTTCGGGTTTCCAGGAACTGTGCCTGCTCCGGAGAAATGGAGATGGGCGTGTATTTCATGCCTTCCTCCAGGACTGCCACCTTGCCGGCGTTTCGGGACCCGCTGAACTGACTCATCCAGGCATCCCGTACACGCTGCGGATCTTTGATGGTGCCGGGGTGCTCCAGCACACCGCTTGGAGCTGCACCGTTTGCAAAGAATTTTGCACCGTATTCCTCCGTTGCAATGGCGAGTCCGATGGCGTTCTTCGCCATGGCAATCGGAGAGTATCCGACAAGACCGTCAAAGCCAAGCCCCGGTATATGCAAAACATCCTCCGGCATCAGCACTGCGGTGGAACCTTCCACCGTGGGTGCATCATCGGAAGATGTTGTGTATTGGTAGTAGAGTTGCCCCTTGTCTGTGCGGTTAACCTCCATCCGGTTCGGCATCAGGGGATAGAGGGCAATGACCTCGCCTTTGCCGTTGCGGATAACCTGCGCATAAGCGTTGCCCCAGAGAAGCAGATGCGTCATCAGCGTTTCTCTGAAAACAAAACTTGTCATTTCCTTGTTCGGTTCATCGTGAAGCAGGAAATACAGCGGATGTTCCACCGCTTTTTCCTTGCTGCCGTCGCAGCCGTATTCGTATAAGTGCAACGGCAGTCCCGCGATGGCCTCCGACAGGATGCGCACACAGGCATATACGGCTGTCATTTGCATGGCAGAGCGTTCATTGACTGCTTTTCCGGCAGTCGAGCCGCCCATAAAAAAAGCGTAGGAACTGCCGGTTGTTCTGTTTTGAGGCTTGTCCCGTGAGCGGAACAGCCCGGAAAAAAGACCCACGAAAGATATCCTCCTTTGAAATTACTGTTCGGGTGTTATTTGTACTGTTGGCTTGGCGTATCCTTATAAAAAGGCGAAAGAAACAAAAATATTTTCGTAAAAAGCGAAAATAATATATTTTACCACTTGAATTCCGGTCGCAGTTATGGTATAATTACTTCGTAAAATACGAACTAATATTATTGGAGGTAGCCATGATTGTTTTAAATGTAATACTGAAAAACATCTTGGGCTTTTCAGACTTTAATATCAATTTCTCTTATCCGAAGAAAATTGTAAATTCCATTATTGAGAATGAACATCTTGCCGGCAGACCGAATTTCAGATATAAAAAAGTTGTGCTTTTGATGGGGGCAAATGCCACAGGCAAAACAAGCCTCGGAAAAGCTCTGGCAAAGATTTTCAAGTATATCAATACCGGTAATACGGCGTTGCTCTTGGAATTGGTAGAACAGAATGCAATCGGGACATTTTCCGTTGATTTTGTAAATGACGGTTATGTTTTGCACCGGTTTGAAGGACGCATAGAAGCCGCAACAGCTGCTGTGGAACTTCGTCATTGCTCTGCTGTTATCGACGAAAAAGACTCTTATGAAAAATGCGTTGCTAAGTTCGGTGAAAAATCGATACTCCCCAATGCCGAAGTGAAAACACTTCGGGAAGTATTCGGCGAACTCAACTATCGGTTTGCTTATCCCGAAATAGAATCTACTCTGAATCTTTCCGGTGTAAAGAAGGAAACATTACTCCGTACATTGCGAGCTGTTATCGGAACACTTGACCCGACATTGACCGATGTATCTGAATCAAAGGATTTGCGGGATTCTTTTATCATCCGAAGAAAAGGAACCGAAATTATCATTCAGGACGGTAAACTGCTCAATCGGGATGTTTTGTCGAGCGGAACCGCAGAGGGTGTCGATATTGCGATCTTCTTAGCTGCAATCATGTCGGAGGCTAACAGCTTTTATTATTGCGATGAGCATTTTTCGTATGTGCAAACGGATATTGAAAAGCGCATTTTCGGTATTATGGTTGACTGCCTGAAAGAGAATGAGCAACTGATCTTTACTACGCACAATACGGATATGCTTGATTTGAATCTTCCGAAGCATTCTTTTGCGTTTCTGCGCAAAACCGTAGAGGATGGTGAAGCAACGGTGTCTGTAATTTTTGCTTCCGATATTCTCAAGCGCAACACGGATTCCATTCGGTGTGCAGTTGAAAACGATGTTTTCGCTTCGCTTCCCAATGAATCGCTTTTGGATTCTCTCGATAGGGGGTGGGACCATGAGCGGGAATAACTGCATCTATTTTTGCGAAGGCTCCTGTGATGAGGTGTTTATAAAGGCACTCAAAGAGAAACCGGAACTCATTACTCCGGGCAAGACCAAGGTGCTGAATGTCATTTCAACCTACATTCCGAGATCTGTTCTGATGACGGTGAAACCCGGTACTACGGTGGTTTTTGTTTTCGATACCGATGTGCCGATTACCGAAAAACTCAGAAAAAATATTGAGTATATTAAAACTTATTGCGGAAAATCCAAGTTGGTATTTCTACCGCAGGTGCAGAACCTTGAAGATGAGATTATCCGCGCTACCGATGCGGAAAGAATTACAGACATTACACAGAGCAGAAGTCTGTCCAATTTCAAGACTGCATTTTGCAGGATATCCAATCCGAGAGCAGTACTGACAAAGCATCAGCTCGATGTTATGAAACTTTGGACGACAGAACCCCCGGAAGTGTTTGCTTTCCTGCCTCAGAATAGCGGTTCAGTAAAGGTTTAACATAATCTCTTTATGGAGAAGCGGTGAACAACTGCTTCTCCGCATTTTTATTACAGAAACAGCAACCCCCGCGCATCGTACACACTTTCGGCAGATACATTCCCGCACCGAATCGCACGGTCGAGCGCCATAATGGCAGCAACCGCACCGTCTATTTTTTCGGTGCTTTTTTCTTTGTCCGGTTTGATATTTCCGGCAGGATCGGTGCGAATGTAAATGTTGTCCATCATCCACCGTAAAACCGGATGCCCACCGTGTGCGATACGCTGCTCCAATACCAACTTCATCAGTTCCTTGGTGGGAGGGGACATGTCCTTAAAACCCTGCCCGAAGGGAACGACTGTGAACCCCATACCCTCAAGATTCTGCACCATTTGTACGGCGCCCCAACGGTCGAAAGCAATCTCGCGGATATTGAAGCGTTCGCCCAGCCGTTCAATGAATTTTTCAATGTAACCGTAGTGAACCACATTGCCCTCCGTCGTTTGCAAAAATCCCTGCCTTTCCCATACATCATACGGAACATGGTCGCGGTTGACACGAAGCGAGAGATTGTCTTCCGGCAGCCAGAAGTACGGCAGAATGATGTATCTGTCCGGCTCATCCTTCGGCGGGAATACAAGAACGAATGCCGTAATATCCGTGGTGGACGAGAGGTCAAGTCCTCCGTAACACACACGACCTTCCAGGTCATCTTCCGATACGGCAAGAGAACAGGCATCCCACTTATCCATCGGCATCCATCTGACCGATTGCTTGACCCATTGATTGAGGCGCAGCTGACGGAAGGAATTCTCCTCACCGGGGTTCTGCTTTGCCGAGTCGCAGGCGGCTTTGACCTTGTCTATACCGATGGTTTCTCCGAGAGAGGGATTGGCTTTTTTCCATACCTTTGGGTCAGTCCAGTCTTCATCCATCCCGGCACCGTAAATGACAGGGTAAAAGGTCGGGTCGATTTTTCTGCCTTCGATGATGTCCAACGCCTTCTGATGCACCTCGTAGCAGATGCTTTCGGTGTTGTTTCCGGCAGTGGTGATGAGAAAGTACAGCGGTTGCATACGGGCATCGCCGGATCCCTGCGTCATGACATCGTAGAGCTTCCGGTTTGGCTGTGTATGTAACTCGTCGAAGATAACCCCGTGGGTATTGAAGCCGTGTTTGTTTGCCACATCCGCAGACAGCACCTGATATTTGCTTTTGGTCGGCAGGTATTCGATGATCTTCTGCGACTCGGTGATTTTGACACGCTTTTCAAGAGCGGGGCAGAACCGGACCATGTCCACGGCAACATCGAATACGATTTTTGCCTGGTTACGGTCAGCGGCACAGCCGTAGATTTCGGCGCGCTGCTCACCGTCGCCGCAGAGAAGAAGAAGCGCAACCGCTGCGGCAAGTTCGGATTTTCCGTTTTTCTTGGGAATTTCAATGTATGCGGTGTTGAATTGCCGATACCCGTTCGGTTTGAGTGTCCCGAACACATCTCGGATGATTTGTTCCTGCCAGTCCATCAGTTCAAACGGCTTTCCTGCCCATGTGCCTTTCGTATGACAGAGCGCCTCGATAAAGGATACGGCATAGTCGGCGGTTGGCTTATCGTAGTGCGAGCCTTTTGCCATGAATGCCGTCGGTTTATATTTTTTCAGCTTTCGCACGGAAACCACCTCCTTTCTGCGGGCATAAAAATAAGACCTGATGCGGTCTTTCCGGTATAACAGAGAAAAGAGCCAGTCGGCTCCTTTCCCGGATTTGCTGATTTATAACGGATACCTGTTACAGCCGGCTGCGGTGCAGGTCGAGAATTTCCTCTTGCTCCTCGGGAGAGATGCCGATACTTTCAAGAGCTTCACGGATTCCGCATTCGGGGCAAATCGGTGTTGCGTTGTCGACTCTGGAAAGGGCGGGGTGTCCGGTGTAATGCTGTCCGCATTTCGGGCAGATTTTGATGTTACTTCGTTCTTCTGTTTTCATTTTTTGTCTCCCATACTGTCCGCAAGCGCTCTGCGGAGAAATTTTTCATTGAAGCCGAAATCCGTGTAGCCTTGTCTGCAAACCGATACATACTGTGCAGACGGTAGTCCCAGGTGCCTTTCCTCATGCATGATATACAGAAAGGCGTCCAGAATCTGCTCACGGTCACCGTAAAGACTGCGGACATTCAGTTTTACGGATTTTTTGTAATAGAAGGCAGGATAGCCTTCATAACGGTCCAGATTCTTCTCGTCTGTTTCATCGACTTCCCATACGCCGAGCGGGACGGTGGAGCCGCGGTGCCGTTCAACCGTTAGGTAAGCCCCTGTTTTGCTTCCTTTGAAAAGGAGGCGGTATCCGTCAAGGGTTGCCGTACCGACGGGAACTGCATTCGGACACCGAAACCGCATTTGCCGTACATTGAGGTTGCTGCCGTATGCGAGGTAGTACTTTTTCATTGCCTTCACCTCCTCAAACCCTGGCGGTGCGAAATGCCGCATCGCCGGGAAGTCTTTTCGTCAGAATATCTCTTGCGGTTTTGAATTCATCACCGATGAATCCAAGGCGGAGAAGCCAGGTTCTCATGGCATACTTGGGATTTTCATTTTGCTGAGGCTTTGCTGAGGCTCCGCTGACCTCTTTTGCCATTTCGGAAAGGGCAAGGCAAAGCTGAATATAGCTTCTCAACTGTCCTGCGTGAAGACCGTTTTGCTTTCCGTCGGCAGGAGCATCGAACTGAAAGAGCCGAAACTCGACTGTGCCTTTTGTGAAGGTGGCATGGTAGTTGAGCATATGGTATCGGCTGCCGTTGTAGTGCTGTGTCCGTCCGAAATCCGCGTTTTGGCTGGTGTACCAAATGTCCGCAAACCGCGCCATTGTGGTGGGCTTTTTCCGGTTCAGTTCCCGAAGGAAATCGGGGTCGACCGTCCTGCAGTATCTTGCCACCCGATTACGGTCAAGGGCAAGTGCATCCGAGAGGAGACTTTCATGGCTTGCCATGATGTTGGCAAGATTGCGCAGCGTTTTCGGTGTGTGACCGTTCGCTCCGATGTGAATATGTACGCCGCATCCTCTGGTGGCATCGCTTTTGGCTCCTGCCTTGCGTAAAATCCGGATGATTTCCTGTAAGGTGTCTATGTCGGAATAGGTGAGAATCGGTGTGACCATTTCACACTTTTCACTCTCTGGACCGGCAATGCTGACATCCTTTTGGAACTTCCAAACTCTGCCGTCCGTGTCTTTACAAGCCCAGGAGCAGTAACCGTATTCACTGGCAGCATTCCAGGCTGTTGTCCCGAAGAATTTTGCAACCGTGCGGGCTGCCTGCTCCCTTGTAATGCTGTTCATTTCGACTTCAACTCCTACGGTCTGGTTTTTCATGCTGGCAATCTGATTTTCGACTTTTGCATTCATTTTCATTCCTCGTTTTGGGGTGAGCCCCCGCTTCGTTGTGTGTATATTAACTCTAAAGCACACAAATATCCAGTCAATTCGGAGAAATATAATACACAGTCTTTTACCCTGAAAACGGCTGATATTGCAGCAGTTTTCAGAGCTTTTTTTCATCAGAAATCACCCTGCAGAAGTCCTCACCGTAAACAACGCTCAGCCGGCTTCCGTTATCCCAGGCAACCGCAACGGAGCCGATGTCGTCAACACCCAGCACGGTTCCTTTCGTGCCGACGGGCGGTGCTTGCGGGTCGTCCATTTTCACAAGCTCGACCCGTGTGCCCCTCAGAAACCGCTCACGAAGGGCGTGTAGGGCTTCTTTTGAGATCATTCGCATACTTCCGCCTCCGACCGCTGCCCGCTTCTGAAAGCGGAACTGCCCGCCAGGTTGCGGAGGAGGATTTTGCGGGTTTCTTTGTACTCTTCGCCGATAAATCCCAGACGGAGCAGGAAGCAGCGCATGGCATATTTGGCATTGTCGTTCGGATGCCCTTTTGCGGTGACCCGCTTTGCGTTCCGTGCCATTTCACAGAGTGCGCAGATGAAACGGTCGAATGCGCGGATTTCCTCCGGGGAGGCATCGCTCCGTAACCACGGGAAACAGACTTTCCCGTTCTCCCGTTCTATCGGAAGGGTGTTCACTCCGAAGGTCGCCTTAAAAAGACCGCATTTTGAAGTTACGATTGCACGAAGATTTTCTTCTGCTGCGGTCGGGAGCAGGTTTTCGGGAACGGAAACGCAAATTCTCGATTCTTCCGTGCTTCCCCCGTCATCGCTTTCAAAGCCCGCATCGTACAGATGCTCAATCAGCCGTTCGACCGTTTCTTCGTCTGCGGCACTGTCCACCGTAAAATTGCCATCCTTATCAACGGTGGCAAAGCCAACCCGATAGGCACAGCTTGGAACACCGAGGTATTTTGTTTCGCACCCGAGCCATGTGCCGATTTCCTGTGCCAGTTCCTTGCGCTTGCAGCCCGGAACATGAAAATGAATTCCCATGAATGTAATCCTCCTGTTTTTTTTCGGTAGTCACATATTAACTCTGAAAGCGGAGAATATCCAGTCATTTTTACCGTTTTTTCGGTAGATTATGTACCGGATTTTTCGGCTTCGCTTTGTGCGTTATACACGATTCCCGCAAGGACAAACCATACGCAGGGGAGAGCCACGCCGTTGCCCCACATTTTGTACTCGGCAGCATCGGAGTGCGGAGTTTTCAGCCATTTTCGAATCTGGGTGTCCGACTTCATTTTGCAACCGGCGACGGCGGCGTAGGTCTTGAATACCTTGTGCCAGAAGTACATCTCCTCGTCGGTCGGTTTTTCCGTTTCGAGATTCGCACACCAACCGTCAGGAAATCCCTGAAGGCGGGCGCATTCCGTCGGAGTGAGCCGTCTGACCGTGTAACCGCTTTGAATGGCTCCGGGGCCTTTCGCTACCAGCGTCGGTTGAAGTTCCTCCGCAAAGGTCGGGTTGAATTTGGCGTGTTGTCCCTGGTTGAATGTATCTCTGCCGATGCCGTAACAGACCGCAGTAGGGGATTTATAGTCTCTTGCGAGAACGGTCGGTGCTTTTCCTTCGGATGCCTGAGCGAAGCTGCCGGTTGTTACGGAGTAAACCGCATGTCGGTCGACGGTGTTGAGTGTGAAAGACACATCTTCATTGATGCCGTCACCCTGGGGTCCGTTTTTGTTTTCACGACCGATCATGCTGCCTTGCAGGACAAAGGTTTGCTGTTTTGTTCCGGCATTGGCACACACGGAAGCAGAACGCCCGGCAAGGTCACGAATCTCGTCCCGCTGATTCTGCGTGAAAGCGACAACAGCAATGCCGCCCTGGTTGCAGGAGGGATTGCCGCCGTTGCCGTCCAGTGTCCGTGCGGTTTCCGCTTCGTAGATGCCGCTGCGGGGATTGTCCGACTTCATGGCATTGGAGTCCTTGGAGCAGATGCCGAAAGGCTGAAGGACGCAGGTGAAATTGTCCTTGTCCGGCATCCGTTGATTTCCTCCCGCATTCTGCCTGGTGAGGGTCGGAGAAATCTGCCCGCCGTCCCAACCGCATGGCTCGAACAGCGTCTGCTCGTTGTTGCAGGAGAGCGTTGCGGATTTGTTTTCCTGAATGAGCGGACCTTTTCCGCCGCCTTCCTTTCCGCTGCGAATTTTCATTACGAGAGGGACATTGTTTCCGCCGGTCCCCATTCGGGAGGTCAGAGACTGCACCTTTCCGTCTTCGGCAACCTTTACACGGCTGTCAGCCGGATAGTTTTCCAACGCAACGGCGGCAGGTACCGTCCCGGCACGAAGCGTGGGGGAGCATTCCTCCTCATATCCGACAGTCCTGCTTTTTGCGGAATGTTCTGTACAGAATCCTGCCGATTCCATTACGCAAGGCGGATGCCCGTGGTTTTCTGCTCGGAGCGTTGTCGCAACATTCCCGGATACTTCGATGCGGTTCCCGCCCTGGTCATTCAGTACGACACCGTTGCGTCCTGTACTCATACCGCAATTGATGCCGAGCGTGGCAGCGGCATCTTCTGTCAGAGTGCCATTGTACCCGTCAAAGCCTGCCGCTCCAATGCCAGACGCAGAACCTCCGGCAGCTCTTTGCCACGCGCGGAAGCCCTCCGCAGAATACCCAGACAGGCCTTCTGACTCAAATAGTATTTTTCCGGCACCTCTGCCTGCAAAATCTGCGACAAGGTAGATGCGACGCCTTCTCTGGGGCACTCCCCAGTACTGTGCATCGAGAGTTCTGTACGCAACGCTCCATCCGTCTCCCAGATAAAGGTCGGCGTAGGGCCATCTTGCTTTTTCAGGCATAGACACCTGAACCCCCGGCTCGGCAATGCCGATGACCGCTTCGAGGACGGCTTTGAAATCTTCACCTTTGTTTGAGGAGAAGGCACCCGGAACATTCTCCCATACGGTGTATCTCGGATATCTGCCATTTGTGGCACACCTCATTTCTTTGATGATACGGACGGCTTCGTAAAACAAACTCGAACGGGAACCGTCCAACCCGTCACGCCGCCCTGCCACACTCATATCCTGGCACGGGCTGCCGAAGGTGATAATGTCCACGGGTTCGATTTTGCCGCCGTCCATAACAGTGATGTCGCCGTAGTGTTTGATAAAAGGCAGTCGCTTGGTAGTCACCCGAATGGGGAACGGTTCGATTTCCGATGCCCACACAGGTGTGACACCGGCAAGCAGCCCACCCAACGGAAAGCCTCCGGAGCCGTCAAAGAGGCTTCCGAGGGTTAAGGTCTTATTCGTCATGTGATTACTCCTTATCAGCTGCTCAGCCACCAGTCAAAAACCGCCTGCCCGTCCGACCATTTTTCGGTGGTCGGCCTTCCTTCGGCTGCTCTTTTTTCAAGCATTTTGTCGAAGGCACGGATGTAGGCTTTCCGGTAGCTGGGATAACGCCGGAATTCCTCCAGCCGCAGTTGCCTCCCGGCCATAGGACAGCCAATGCAGCCGATGCGCTTGAAGCCGCATTCATAGAGCGGATTGCTCTTGCAACCGTAGTGGGCGAGAAATTCCCACACATCTTCATCTGTCCAATCCACAATAGGGTTGACCATTGTTTTCCGGGTGCGGTAGCAATGTTCGACCATGCGGCGGTTGATGTCGTTATCGTCGTTGAGAATGATGCCGCCCTGGCGTGTGGTGCGGTAATCTGCACCAAGCTCCTCTGCGATTTTCTGGGTGTCTTTCGGCTTGCCGATGAACCTGACCACATCGGCAGACTGCTTTCGGCGTGTGCTTTCTGCCCACCGAACACCGGTCACCACAATCTTGCCGGTACCGCCCGGTTCTTTCAGTTCACTGCAGCAGTACCGGGAAATGCGGAGAGGCGGAGTGCCTTTGCGGACTATGAGGTTCCACATGGTTACGGGGGTGCCATCCCGGTCATAGGAGCGGTTAATGCGAACATCCGGTTGGGCTTTCACATACTGAACCGTCTCCGGGGCATCCACCGTGGTCAGATTATGGACTGCCTCGAACTTGACCCCGGCAAGCTGAGAGAGAATCTTGATGCAGTCGCTGTCCTTGCCGCCGCTGTATGCCAGAAAGTAACCGTCTTCCGGCTCAAATGCTTTCAGGCGTTCCATAGCAACTCGCTCTTTTTCTTTGAGGTTTGTGTTCATCGCTGACCGCCTTCCTGTGCATTCTCCGAACCGACAGCTTCCTTGAAGGAGAGAACATGACCGTTACGCAGAACGCTGACCTTTTCATTTGTACCGATCTGTTCGATGTATCTGCGGACAATGACATCGCAGAATTTCTCGTCCAGTTCGACGGTGCAGCAGATGCGGTCGGTCTGTTCGCAGGCGATGAGCGTGGAGCCGGAGCCGCCGAAGGGGTCAAGCACCACGGAGTTTGCCATAGAACTGTTCCGAATGGGATAGGCCAGAAGCGGAAGGGGCTTCATGGTGGGGTGATCGCCGTTTTTCTTGGATTTGTCGAACTCCCAGATGGTGGACTCTTTACGCCCGGTGTACCACTGGTGCTTACCTTTCTTCTTCCAACCGTAAAGGCACGGCTCGTGCTGCCACTGATACGGGGAGCGCCCCAGTACCAGGGACTGCTTTTTCCAGATACAGCAGCCGGAGAGGTAGAACCCGGCAGCATCAAACGCCTTACGGAAATTCAACCCTTCAGTGTCTGCGTGGAACACATAGATGGAGGCATCGTCTGCCATCACCTTCTCCATATTGGAAAAGGCATCGAAGAGAAAGTCAAAAAACTTCTCCGATGCCATATTGTCGTTTTTGATTTTCCCGGCACTGCCTTCATAGTTCACATTGTAGGGCGGGTCGGTAATGACGAGGTTCGCCTTGCGGTCGTCCATGAGGGCAGCGTAGGTTTCCTCTTTTGTGCTGTCGCCGCAGATGAGCCGGTGCCGTCCCAGTGTCCAGATGTCGCCGGACTTCGTGAAGGTCGGCTTTTGCAGTTCGGCATCCACATCGAAATCGTCCTCCTGGATGTCCTTGCCATCGTCAAACAGCTTCGACAGTTCCTTTTCGTCAAAGCCGGTGAGGAGAGGGTCGAAGTCTGCCGCCTGCAAGGATTCGATTTCCACACGCAGAAGTTCTTCATCCCAGCCTGCGTCCATTGCCATGCGGTTGTCGGCAATGATGTAGGCTTTCTTCTGGGCTTCCGTAAGGTGGTCGGCAAAAACACACGGCACCTCGGAGATACCTTCCTCTTTAGCGGCAAGAATACGGCCGTGACCGGCAATCACGCCATAGTCACGGTCGATGATGATGGGATTGATAAAGCCGAATTCCCGCAGGGAGGAGCGGAGTTTGTTGATCTGCTCCGGGCTGTGGGTTCTGGCATTGTTGACATAGGGAACAAGTTTGCCGATGGGGACAAGCCGCATTTCTGTGGTTGTTTTCATCAGATCAGCCCCCATTCCGCAAACTTCTCAAAGCCGCCCACGAACTCTATGTATTTGCGTGCAATCGCTACAATGTCCGCATACAGTTTTCCGTCCACGGTTGTGTCTCCGATGGCACAGCAGAGAGACACAGGCGCACCGGTTTCCTGTGCTTTGAGAAACGCATAAATGTTTACGCTGACATCCGCTTTGGAGAGGTCTTTCCCATGCAGACCGCCTCCCGTCACCGAATCCGCCATATCCGAGCCGAGTTTGCGATTGGTGGCACCGGTATCGACATCCGTTCCGCCGGTCCAGTCACCGAGCGGGTTGATTTCCGCATTCGGGCAACGCTCACGGAGTTCTTCGGTCGGGGCATTGCTCTGACAGATGATCAGCCGCTCTCCGTCCAGAATATATTTTCCGTCACAGCCGAACCGTGCGAACAGCATATGCGCAAGATCCGAAAGGGAACGCTGCTCGTCCGTAATCGGGACACCTTTGAAAATGCCGTTGTCACCGCAGCGGATGCCGTTTGCCTGGTTATCGGCAAGATGGCCGTCCTGCGGGACTTCTTTGTAGTCAACGGTAAGGTTGCCGGCAATCCGGTGAACCGCTTCCGTTACGGCTTCGCCCGACAGCGTCACAGAGGTTTCCGCAATGATGTGGCATTCACCGTGACCGATGAGAACTTCAACGGCAATACGGGGATCCGTTTCTTTTGCATATGCCATATCCACCAGGGCACCGGCAATGCGGTCGGCGAGTTTATCGGGATGGCACGGGTTCACTTTTTCAAACATAAGTTATCCTTTCCTTGCACGGAGCAATCTTTCCATCAGGTCATCCTGCGGATTTTCTCCGGCATAATCTGTTGCACAGTTTTCTTTGACGATTTGAAAAATCTCATTCCACAGGCGTACTGCCTGGTTCATGTAATTGATTCCGATATTGATAAACGGAGAGGGGATCGGCTTTCCCGTGGTGGGATGCTTGGATAGAAAGCCCATGCGGTTGGTCATTTCTTCGCACTGAATCCATCGGGCTGAGCACATGGCGTACCGCTCCAACAGTTGCGGAGATATTTTGGATGCGCAGCCGATTTTCTTCAGCCACTCCCAGGTTTCGCCGTAAATCTCGGATGCCTGGAGCGTACTTCCGTCCCGCTGTTCTGCGGACAGAAAATCATGGGGCTTGGGCATGTCGACACCCTCGACCTCGGGAATATCCAGAACCTCCAGTCTGCGACCTCCGGGATTTCCGTTTTCGGCTTTCTCCCTGACCGCTGACTTTTTTCTTCCCGCACCGGGTCTTGCACCTCCGCGCCCGCCGATGTTATTTGATTTTGTGGGCAAATATCGCACCTCCTTGACGCAGATTTTTTAATTACCCTTTTGATTTCGCCGTTTTCGCACACGGAACCCCGGGCCGCTGTCCAAATTTTTTGTAAACAGAGATTTTGACCGCCCTTGGGGTGGTTCGTGTTATGAATGTAATAGAACCGCTCTATCTGTCCCCGATTTCACGGTGGATTTTATTGTGGCAGGAACGGCAAAGAGACATCAGGTTTGAGGTGCTGTGGTTGCCTCCGCAGGATACGGGAAGAATGTGATGCACTTCCTCTGCGGGAGAGGTTCTGCCTTCGGTCAAACATTTTTCGCACAGCGGGTGCGAGGCAATATAACGGTCACGGATGCGTTTCCAGGTGCGTCCGTATTTTTTATTGATGTCGGGAGAACGTCCGTATTTGTCGTACTGCTTCTTTGCCGGTGCCCGGTGTGCTTCACAGTACTGTCCGTCACACAGATTCGGACAGTCGGGGAACGAACACGGTTTCTTTGGTTTTGTCGGCAACGGTTGCCCTCCTTTCTGAAAAGACAGAAGCCATCACGGGATTTCTCCCGTAAAGGCTCCGGTTTCATTTTTGTTTCGCATTATAAGTATATCATACTGCGGTTGTTGCACCGTGTTGCATTTGTTGCAAGTTTCAGATGACAATCGGATTTTCGGGAACTTTGACATGGGTCAGTGCCTTGCAGTACCACCGGAAGGCAGTCGTTCTGTCCGCACACATCAGGTCGCCGATTTTCTCAAAGGTATAGTTGAGAAGGCAGCGGTAACGGAGAACGGTCTGCTCGTCCCGGTCGGGAAGTTCTTCGATGACCGTTCGAATCTGCCTTTTGAGGTCTACAAGACGGTCAACTTCTACATCGATATGGCGCTCCAAATCCATGATTTTGACAAGACACCGTACAAACGGCGGATCTGTCGGACGGGAGCCGCCGGCCTTTTCCTCCCAAGAAGGGGAGGATACACTGCTTGCCATCTCACGGAGTCGGGCTACTTCCTCAAGATTTGCGTTGATGCGCTGGTCAAGGCGGTATGCCTGTCCGAGATATTCTTTTGCCGTCATGCGGAAACCTCCTTCCGGATTCTGTCCATGATATATTCGCCGTCAAGGGCGGTCAGGCTTCTGTACCATGCGGAGCGGAAGAACGCTTCCAACTCCGTCAGTTCGGCATCCGGCGTTCCGGTGCTGCGGTATCGGCGAAGATAGCGTCTGTACGCCCTTCTGTAATCCTTGCACGCCTGAATGACAATGGCGTTTGCTATGTTTTCATACGGTTCGTAATGTTCCAAATGATACTCCTTTCAACATGACCCTTACGGCATCGATCAGGGAATTCTGCGACCGTTCTTTCCGGTCCAGAGCTTTCAGCATCAACTCATCTACGGTGCCTTCGGCTACGATGCGATGGATGACGACTGTTTTTGCGGTCTGCCCCTGCCGCCACAACCGTGCGTTCGTCTGTAAGTATAACTCCAGGCTCCAGGTCAGCCCGAACCATATCAGCGTGGAACCGCCTGCCTGAAGGTTGAGTCCGTGTCCTGCGGAAGCCGGATGAATGACTGCCACGGGGATTTTCCCGGCATTCCAATCCGAGATGTCTGCCGATGTCCGGATTTCCCGCACACAAAACCGCGCCCGGATGCGTTCCAGGTCGTGCCGGTACCAGTACGCCACCAGAACCGGCTTGCCGTTTGCGGCTTCAATCAGATCTTCCAGTGCATCCAGTTTCCGGTCATGTATGCGGTGAACGGTTTTGTCTTCACCGTATACGGCACCGTTTGCCATCTGGGACAGCTTGTTCGAAAGGGAGGCGGCGTTGGAAGCGTCGATTTCGTCCTCTCCGAGCGAAAGGATCAGATCGTTCCGAAGCGTGTCGTATTTCTGCCTTTCTTCCTCGGAGAGGGAGACGGTCACATCGTTGAAGATACATTCCGGCATATCCAGGTGGTCTACCGCTTTCATGGAAACGGTGATGTCGGATATTTGCCGGTAGATGGCATCTTCCGCACCTGGGAGCGGTTTGTAAGAATAGACGGTCATCCCGTTCCGTTTGTCCGGCAGAAAGTAGCGGTTCCGGTAATGGGTGATAAAGCGACCGAGCCGTTTGCCGAGGTCAAGAATCCGAAACTCTGCCCACAAGTCCGTCAGTCCGTTTCCGGCAGGGGTGCCCGTCAGTCCGACAATCCGCTTGACCGTGGGTCTGACACGCAAAAGACTCCGGAAGCGTTTTGCCTGGTAGGACTTGAAGGAAGAGAGCTCGTCAATGACAATCATATCGAAGTCAAAGGGAAAACCGCTTTCCTCAATCAGCCAGGATACATTTTCCCGGTTGATCAGGTAAATATGGGCTTTCTCCCGCAGCGCTGCCTCCCGCTCGGAAACGCTTCCGATGACGGTGGCGTAGGTAAAGCATTTGAGATGGTCCCATTTCTGCAGTTCTGCCGTCCAGGTATCTCTCGCTACACGGAGCGGGGCAATAACCAGGACTTTGGCAATTTCAAAGCGGTCAAGGCACAGGTCGAGAAGTGCCGTCAGTGTGATGACGCTTTTCCCAAGCCCCATGTCCAGAAATACAGCAGCTTCGGGATGCCCGACAATGAAATCGGTGGCATAGGTTTGGTAGTTATGAGGACTGTATTTCATCGAGTATCCCTCCGATCTGTGAAGTGTCATCCAGGACATAGGTTTTGAAACCGAGTCCGGCTAAAAGCCGAAGCCTGGCTCTTTGCTGCGGGCGGGGCACTTTGCCGGGGACTTTAACCTCCACAAAACCGATATGCCCGCCCGGCAACAGAACGACTCTGTCCGGCATGCCGTCAAAGCCGGGACTGACGAATTTGACTGCCAGACCGCCCCGCGCCTTTGCATCCGCAGTCAGTTTTTGTTCTGTGTGTTTCTCTCTCATAAAAAACTCCTTTACAGGTGTTCTGACGGTCATGTTGCGGTCTGCCGCAGTCGTTTACAGAACTTTTTCTTATACTGATTTTTTTGCTTCTAAGAAAAGTTTTGTATATGACCGTCAGCGACCGCAACATCAGTTCTCCCGTCATTGCAAAAAGTCCTCAAAATCTCCGCCGTCTGCCTTGAGCCGCAGTCCTTTTATGAATTTGCGACCGCTCAGGTTCAGCTTCGTAAAACCGGCTTTCTCAACGGCAAAATAGAAATCGGTGGTTGAACGGACATATTCGTTGGTGTCCGTGCAGTAGTTCCGGTAGGCTTGATAAAGGGCGCTGGAGCCTTCCCGGTAAGACGGGGCAATCTCACATCTGTCCTCAAGGAAATGGGTAAACCAGTCGTTCTGTATGCGATATTCGTCAATTGCCCGCTGTACGCATTCCGGCAGAGTGAAGTGATAGCCGGCATCGATGACTTTTTTTGCCCCTTCGATTATCCACGCAAGAATGCTTTCTCCGGCATTGTTGTAAAGGTAGTCTCCGAAATTTTTGATGTCGTTTTTGCCTTCGATTTTGGCATTGAACGGAATAACGATCAGCCTGCGCCAGATACCGTCGTCCGAGGCAGAGACTCTCGGCAGGTGGTTGGTATACAGAACGAGCGTGTGACATGGGGTAAAGCTGAACGGGTCTTTGTATTTTTTCTCGGCAAAAATGTCATCGGTGGAGCAAAGTTGTTTGACCGTGGAGTCATTGAGCCGTGCGCCTTCCTGCATTTCTGCCGCAATCAGAAGCCGTTTGCCCTTGGTTTCTGCCATTTCCGGCTTGACATTCCGTCTGCAGCCAACGGTCAGGGTGTCAGCGGAGATGTTTCCGCTGTAAAGTCCCAGAACCTTGGCGACGGCGTTCCAAAAGGTGGATTTCCCGTTGCGACCGCTGCCGTATGCGATGATGAGCGCCTCCAGGAATACCTGACCGATGGCGGCAAGACCGCATATCATCTGCACATAGTCAATGAGTTCCCGGTCGTGGCAGAAAATAAGGTTCAGACAGTCCTCCCATATTTGCGCTCCCTTAGTGCCGGGGGAGACGGAGGTCATCTTGGTAATGAAGTCCTCCGGGCTGTGTTCTCTTGCACCGTCCAGCCCAAGGCGTAAATCGTAGGTTGCCGCAGGGGTACAGAGAAGAAACGGATTGCTGTCCAGGTCGCGCGGGCTGATTTCCAACATCGGGCGGGACTCGCGGAGCGTTGAGGTAATGTTCTTGGAATCCCTGCGGTGCAGGACATATTTGTGGTAGGTCTGTGCTTCCAGAAACGCACGGTAGGCTTCCAGCTGCTCCGGATTCATAATGGCTTCGGCTTTTGCTTTGGTCGTGTTTTTCAGAACATCCTGCCCGCCGTTGCCCTCCAGTTTACGGAGCGCGCCGAACAGATCGGACGATGCTTCCGCCAACTGTCTGCGGGTCAGTTCATGCGCAACCGCCTGCGCACCCGGTTCGCTTTCCTGCCAGTAGTGCGCATTGTACCGGATAAAATGGGTGGCGGGGGAGTAGCGGAGTTCACCGGAAAAATGCTTTGCCAGCACCTCTGCCTGTCCGACATCCGAGTAGTCGCCGGGCTTGTAGGAAACATCCGAATTGTAAGCCTCCGGCGGGATATATCCGTCCTGCCGGCTGACACGGTCAAAGAATTTCTGCGCCGAGTGCCAAACGGTTGCGAGTTCTTTGCTGTCAAGCGGCGGTTCGCATTTTGCCGCCTGCTCCAGAAAGGCACGGTATGCTTCGTCTGTATTGCCGTACTTCTTGATGACACGGCCGGCAAAGCGGGAAAGGGTAGCATTGCGGCTGCCTTCCCGTATGACGGCGGGCATATTGCGGGACGGCATATCTGCGTCAAAATCGTCCTCGAAAAATGCGGTCAAATTGAGCGTTCCTTCGTACAGTTCCGCTTCGGCACCGGCTGTACCGAAAAAGAAGCGGGCGGCATCGAGTGCATTGGTATCAAAATAGGGGAAGACGGTGCTGACGAGCTTTTTCATATTGCTGTAAGCGACGGCATCCGTCATCGGTTCAATCGGAAAAAGGACATGGAACTTCGGTCTTGCCGCTTTTCCGTTTTTCTCCCGCATATGGGAACGGCTGTAGTGAACGGCGAATGTAACACCGGGAAAAGCTGCCTGGACATCTGCCGGCATGACCCAGTCGTCCGGGTTCTCGGAGTGGTCGTTGTCGCAGTCAACCGGCAGGCAGTCGGTCCCGATGAAGTTGTCGTTGCTCCGGTAACTGTTCCGGTATTCCGCACAGACATAGTCGTGTCCGACCGCCGCACGGAGGCTGTCCAGATTGGTAACGGTGTGTCTGTGCGGATAGTAGCAGTTACCCGGATTGCCGGTATAGTCGGAGCTGTAGAGTGTGAACATCAGTCTTTGACCTCCTCAAGATTGGCGGTAAAATGCCGAACGGTGAGCCGGCGATGCCTGGCACGGTCGAGTTCCATCTGCATTCCTTCCGTGACCGTATCGCCGAACCACCAGATCTCCCGGCAGTCATCGAGGAATACTTTGCCCATACGGATACCGAGTCGACGCTCGGCTTCGTTTTCATCGGAAAGGAATCGGGGGAAGAAAAGGTGCGGGGCAAACGGTATGTAGCCGGATTTGACCGCAAAACGGCAATATTTCTTTGCATTCAGGATGTTTTTGTAAACATCTCCGCGCAAAGGGGAACAGATAAAAACCTTTGGCATGAATACCGGTTTGCGCTGCGCCCGTTTCCGTTCGTATTCCTCCCGGAGCAGATTTTTCATGCCTTCGTATTCGGTCGGGCTGTAATAGCCTTCGGCGTTGTATTTGCTGACGCGGATTCTCATGTGCGGTCAGTCCTTTCTGTAGAATTGGGTTTCATACCCGTCCGCACGCAGGAGCAGTCCGGGTGCCCAGGGCGGCGTTCTCCCCATTTGCCCGCATACAGCCTGCAGCGACATCTGCGGATCTGCCTCTATGACGATTTCATCATGGATGTGCATGACGATGTCGGCGTGTCGCAGTGTTTTCATGGCATAGCAGAGAATGTCGCGGGCGGTTGCCTGTACGATGTTTTCGACGAATTTGGGACCGTAGGACTCCAGGCGTTCCCACTTTTTTGTTCCGCCGATACCTTCATAGGTGACGCAGGGAGAACCGAAGGAATTCGTTCCGATTTTCGGTTTGATGTAAGTCAGGTTCCGCCCGGACGGAAGGGTAATCAGGAGCATCCCGCTCCGGTAAGTGAACCGGATTCTGTGTGTTTTTGAAGAGGTGCGACGCTGTACAGCTTCGGTAACAGCGGAATCAACTGCCCACCAAAGGTTCACGATGTTCGGATTGGCATTACGCCATGCCTGAACCAGAGGCGGGAGCTCTTCCTCGGAAAGCCCCATGTCAAGCGCCCCCATTGCTTTGAGTGCTCCGACAGCGCCTCCGTATCCGAGTGCCAGTTCGGCAATTTTGCCTTTCTGGCGGAGATGCCCGTTGATGCCGCGCTTTTCCACGGGAACTCCGAACATCTGAGAGGCGGATGCACAGTAAATGTCTTTCCCGTCCGCAAAGACCTGCTGCCGCCAGGTTTCTCCAGCCATCCAGGCAATCACCCTGGCTTCAATGGCAGAGAAATCGGTAACAATGAACTTCTTTCCTTCCGGTGCTACGAAGGCGGTGCGGATGAGCTGGGAAAGCGTGTCCGGGATATCTTCGTACAGCAGTTTGACGGCTTCCCGGTTTCCGGTGCGTACAAGCGCCCGGGCTTGGGACAGGTCGGAGAGGTGATTTTGCGGCAGGTTCTGCATCTGAATCAACCGTCCTGCCCATCTGCCGGTGCGGTTGGCTCCGTAAAACTGGAACATTCCTCTGGCGCGCCCGTCCGAACACACGGCGTTCTCCATTGCCTGATACTTTTTGACCGACGATTTGGCAAGCTGCTGCCGGAGGAGAAGCACCTCGCGCAGGCATTCCGGTGCGGTTTTGAGCAGTTCGGCAACGGTCTTTTTTCCGAGTGTGTCCGTGTGCAGCCCGTTGGCAGCAAGCCATGCTTTCATCTGTGATACCGAGTTCGGATTTTCCAGAGCGGTCAGCGATTTCATGGCTTCCGAAAGTTCATGCCCGGATACACCGTCCATGGCAATGGCTTCCCGTACAAGCGTCCTGTCCAGGGCAACGCCGGTGTCGTTGATTTTCTGGTCGATGCAGTATTCGTCCCAGATTTCCTCGGGAACCGGAAAACAGGAGAGCTTCTGCTGTATCTCGGCTTCCGTTTCCACATCGCGGGCATTGTAGATTTTGAAACGTGCCCATTTTTCCGGCGCATCGCCCGGAAGGTTACGGTTCGCCCGCCGTTCGCTTTGGTCGGCTGACAGGGGACGCAGAAATAACGGATGAGTTCTTTTCCTTCGGTCAGTTTTTGCCGGTCCAACCGCAATACGGCTCCGCATCCCTGGAGCGAAAGCGGCAGTCCCATATAGGCAGACCATACCATGGTGCAGTGCCAGGAGACAGGGGAGAGGTAGCGCCCGGTTTCATAACCGAGCAGTCTGGAGAGGCAAATGCGCTCAAAATTCGCATTGAACGCGCACTTGATGACTGTTTCATCTTCCAGTGCGGACAGAATATGCAGAGGAATTTTCTCGTCGCTTGCGAGGTCAACAACTGATACGGCACCGCCGTCAACGGAATAACCGAAGAGCAGAACCTCAAAATCCGGCGATTCCGCATATCGGTAGACGCCGCTTTTGGCAAGGTCCACACTGCTGAAGGTTTCAATATCGATACTGATTGTTTTCATCTTCGGATTCCTTTCCGGCATAGACGGCAGCGGGAGTGCTCCCACTGCCGCCGGATTTGCCTCTTACTGAAGGTCTTTCATACGCTTTTCGCGATGCTTTCTTCAGGCAAGGAAATCGTCATCTTCGTCGGTGGCAAAGTCGGATTCGGCGCTTGCCTTGCCACCGAGCGGTTCGCCGTCACGGATTTTCTGCAGGTTGTTCAGCCCGCAGGCAATGCCGCGGTTTCCGTTGCTGTTGAACGCATAAAAGTTGACGGAAGCTCTGCCGTAGACGCCGCTGTAAACTTCGGCGTGCGTCAGAATTTCGTTGCGGTCCGCATCGATGATTCCGGGGGCGGTGGAGGAGTTGGCGTTGACAAAGTAGGCATTTGCGTATGCGGGGTCATCGGGTCTTTCGGCATCTCCGTCACGGAGCGGGTTTTTGATTGCCGAGAGCGGGGGAACACTTCTGCCGTTGCCTTTCAGTTTGGATTCCCCTTCCTGATACGCCGCTTCGATGGCAGCCTTGATTTTGGCAACCGTTACGGTATCGGATTTGGGAATGATGAGAGAGACGGAATACTTGGGGATACCGCCGTTGATGGCTTTGGGTTCCCATACATTTGCATAGGACCAGCGGGTGCCTTTTCCGGTAATGACCTTGCAGGGATTGATTGTTTTTGCATTGTTCGACATGTGCTTTTCTCCTTATTCTTCATAAAAATCTGCTTTCGCAGTGGTGATTGCCGGTCTTTTATCGCTCTCCGGCACGAGCGTCGGTTTGCCCTGCGGGCGATGTACGAGTCCTCCCAGGAGTTCCTCGAACCTGGATTTTCCGAGACGCTTCTGCATTTCGGTCAATCCCAACAGCTTCTTTTCATACGGGTCGTAACCCGCATCCGTGACGGCTTTGATGACTGCCGCGTCATCGGTGTATTTACGGACGGAGCGTCCTTCGACGAGTTTCCAACCGTTCCACGACTTGCCGCTCATAGCCGCCTGAAACGCAAACTCTTTGACATCGTTTGCCCAGGAAACCAAGCCGTCCACTTTGGAGAGAACATCCTCAATTTCTGCATCGGTCAGGAGCGGAGGGTCTGCAAAGTCATATTTGGCAAGTGCCATGTTGGCTTCCGCCCGTTTGCGGCAGTCGGTTTTTGCTTTGCAGAACTGACACCACTCGCCGCAGGCGAACTGTCCTTCACCGCAGTAGGCGAGTTCTGCAATCGGTTTCAGAACCTGTTCTGCCCAGTCCAGAAGGTCACTTTTGGAGACGGTATAGGAGCCGATGTTTCCTCGCCTCGGTTGGTAAACGGTCATGCTGACGGTTTCAATATCGTAAATCCCGTCAAACAGTTCCAAAGCCCCCAGGGCATACAGTTTCATTTGCGGATTTTCTTCGGCTTCGACAAGCACCCCGCGACCGTGTTTGTAGTCGATGATGTGAAGCCCGCCGTCCGAGACGACAATGCAGTCGCCTGTGCCGAATCCGTCACGCACATATTGGCTGTAATCCAGCCGTTGTTCAATGAGGACAACCGGGTCGCGGCAGGTCTGCCGAGCCTTTTCTACGGTTTCCGTGACAAAAGCGGCGTATCCGGTGGCGCAGTCCTCCATTTCCTCGCTGTATTGCGTGAGCGTCGGAATCGGATTCTCGGCGGGGATGCCGAGCGCTTCCTTGAGCCGAAATTCACAGAGTGCGTGTGCCTCGGTGCCCTCGGTTGCAAAGTCGCTTCCTTTATCGTCGTAATTCTCGCAGAGTCGGGCAGACGGCGGGCAGTTCAGCCATCTGTGTGAAGCGGAGGCCGAAAGAAGTGCGTGATTTTTAGGTGGCATCTTTCAGTCCCTCCGCATCCGTAAGCAGTGCCCGATAGTTTGCGGGGTCGATGGCGGAAAGCCTGTCCGCACCGTACTTTTTCAGGAGTTCACGGATCTGTGCGGTGAAGCCGTCCTTGGACTTGTCCGCAAGCACTGCCCGGACTTCTTCCAATGTGAGCGGTTTTGCCTCTTCGTGCGCTTCGTGAGCGGGCGGTTCTGTTCCGGTGAGCATAGCGGAGATTTCGTCCGCAAGTTCTGCCGCACGGCGGTTTGCTTCACGGTATTCGTCAAGCAGAAGCGAAAGTTCCGACATTTTTCCCATCTGTATGAGTTCCTCCTTTCTTCTGATTTGCAAGCTGTTGAAGGCTTCTTGCCAGCCTTCCGGATACGACCGAAATGGCAAAGAGAATGCCGATGAGTTCTTCGTCCTTTTCGGTCGTACCCGCTTTGTTGGGACCGTCCATAGCCTGTCCTCCTTTGCGTGGATTTCGGAGGGCTTTCTGCGCCTTCCACCCCGTATTGGACATTCCGGGACCGGTTTTCCACCGGCTTCATGAAAAACTCAGAAAAATTCTCCGAGCCGTTTGCGAAGCTGCGCCTTGAGCCTGTCAAAGCGTTTATAGAAGGTGGATGTTCCGATATGTAGAATTTTTGAAATGTCGTTCCTCGACTTTCCTTCCAACAGCAGTTCGCCGATGCGGCGACCGTCCGGATCGATTTCCTGCAGCGCCGTCATCAGTTCCTCCAGTGCAGCACTTTCAATGAGTGCGGTATCCGTAAGAGCCGACGGATCTTCGACGGTGTCCGCAACGGTCATTTCTTCGGAATCCCCAATGGGCATATCCATGGAGAGGGGCGTGTTTGCGTAGTTGCACCGGGTGCATCCGACGCAGTCTCCAAGGCAACGCCTCCAGTCCTCGCCACCGCAGGTTCCGGTGCGCTTTGCCCGCTTCCAGGTTCTCCAGATGGGTTGATAGTAAGCACGGTAGACTTCCTCACTGACTTCCGTGAACTGATAATCCCGATAGAATTCGATGTACCCGGTTGACGCCTGTTCGGCTTTGGGCAGGGGGATGTAATACTTTTTGGCTTCGTTTGACATAGCTTTGACTCCTTTGATTTTCATAAAATTTCTTTTGAAAATCTCTGCGGGAGTCAAAAGCCGGTTACCTTGGCACGAAAAAGAGCGCACCAAAAGATAGCGGGTACAGAACCCTTTTTGCCAATTGGCTGACAGTGGTTTCTGTGACTCCCGCCGCTTCTGATGCGCATCTCAAAGCGTGAGATATTTTTTCGAGGAGGTTATTGCCTCCTTACATTGATAATTTTATCATTGATCCGGCAAATAAAAAATGGCACGGTTATGGAGCAAACATGGAAGTTTTATGGAAAAATAAAAAGAGCGTTTTCATTGACCTTTGCGAAGTCGAATGAAAAATCGCTCTTTTTGCATTTGATATGCGCTTTTTCGCAGATTATCTTGCAATTTGCATATTTTAGTGGTATAATAGTAATGTACCATCAGTGAATTGGATATGGAGGAGATAGGATGTCCATTAGTTACAATAAGTTGTGGAAACTTTTAATTGATAAAGGAATGATGAAAAAAGATTTGATGGCAGCAACCAATATCACAGCTTCCACAATGGCAAAAATGGGAAAAAATGAGCCGGTAAGCCTGGAGATATTGATGCGTATTTGTAAAGCATTGAACTGCAATATTGGAGAAATCATTGATATAATTCTGTAAATAATTCTGAAAATGGAGGGCAGTTGCATATGAAGCGGTTGTGTTTTGGCACGGTTTATCGGATTCTCTATAAATATAGAGGGCAGAAAGTTACTCTGGATTCACTGCTTGATGCGATTGCCACTTCTTTCAATGTTGAATTAGGAAACAACGATTCTTCCTATGCGGGGCACTTAAAAAGCGGAAAAAACGGTTTTGCGAAAGCGGATATAGATGCCTTTCGATCGACTACTGCTAAGAGCAGCTCAGCGGGGATACAGAATCATCTGTTAAAAGTCCTTCGCAGTGATTCGTATGAATTGATTGTAAAAGCTATCAAAATGGTTTTGGCAGAAGACACTGTTATTGCTGATGATGCCATCGTCGGCTATAGTGTGGGGTACGAAAAGAAGAACATAGTGTCCTGCACTGAGTTTGATTTTTGCGAACTGCTTGCTTGTGTAATTTACTATTCCATTGTCAATGTTTCCAACATCGACTATAAGGATGAAATAAAAGAAATAGATGATGAGTTTTTTGCTTCTGTGGCTGCTTCACCTTACGAAGTTTATTTTCAAACTGAAAAAAGCGAGGCACTTGTCCCTCTGAAGAAATCACTTCGAGGCACTGATTTTGGCAGAACATTTTTCAAGGTATGCGATGGCATCATTGCCTCGGCTAATAGTTCATCAGTGCAGTTTTATACCGTGGATATTAACAATTGTTCTTTGAAATTCAGAACCCTAACGGAATATCTTGGAAACCACATTGGTGAATATGTTATGTCTCGTTCGCAAATATCTGAATACGAGAAACAGGGATTAACCGCCTCTATAGGTTTACGATCCGCAATGGCACTTATTCAAAAGAGTAGAAGTAACGGTGCATGGAAGGAAGAAACGCTCGGAGAAATACTGTTGTATCTGTTCCTGGAACAGGAACTTAATGCCCCCAAGATACTAAGTAAGTTTGAGGTTAATGCTGTTAGTGGCTCGGTAGAAAGTAAGTGCGACGGAGTATATTTGCTTTCGACCGAGGATGCCGGGGTTCCTTTCCATCAATTGGTTTTCGGTGCTTCAGATCTTGTGGACAACCTTACCGATGCCGTAAATCACGCATTTGACAAGGTGGTTGCTATCCAAAAAAACGAAAATAGCGAGTATCAAATGGTCGAAGAAACAGTATTTCACAACATATACGACCGTGAGACAACGCAATTTATGGAGAAAATTATACTTCCGAAGCCTCCTGAAATTGGTCGTCCGGACATGGCGTTTGGTGTGTTTTTGGGATATACTCTCGGCCTGGATTCGACGGGGCTTTCTGCACCATTGTTCAAAAAACAGGCGTTAGATAAAATCCATAACGATATTGAAGCAATAAAGCCGCATATTGTTTCCAAAATTCAAGAGTTGGGTTTCAACGGATATTCATTCTATTTTTATATATTACCGTTCAATGATGCCCCAACGGAAAAAACGCAAATTGTCAATGAAGCGTTCTTGGGGGGTGTTGTATAATGGGAGTTCCGAGAAATGCTACTCTTGCCGAAACCATATACCGCGGCATTGAGAGAAATGAATATCTGAATCGTATCTATGCCGATCTGCTTTACAATTATTCTTTGAAGTTGTTTTCTCTTCGGCAGAAACAGAAGGAAGTGGATGTCGGCGCAGCTCTCCGTTTTGCTGATATTTTGTCAAAATCTGCATATACAGAAAATGCCGAAGTCCATAAAATATGGGCTCAGGAAATCGTCATTCTTTTGAATATTCTATATCCCGATGATACCCGTATCAAACCCTATTTGGGTTCGGTTCTTTCTGCAGTTGGAAATTTTAGAGGCCTGTCATACGCGGTGAAAGATTATTCAAGCACAGACATACTTGATAGGATTTACTATGGGTATGAAAAAGAACTGCTTGCCATCCCCGGTATCCCTGATGCATTTTTCTTTCCGGCACAGAAAATCGTTTATGATGGTCTCGGAAAACAATGTTTCAGCTATTCGGGCCCGACCTCTATGGGAAAGTCCTTTGTCATTCAAAAATACATAAAACAGCAAGTAGCTGCTGGAGAAGAAAAGAACTTTGCTATTCTTGTTCCAACAAAGGCGCTTATAAATGAAGTTCGTAGCAATATTCTCAGAGAACTAAAAGATTTGCTAAAAGAACGGAATTACCGCGTTGTTTCTTCTGCTGGCGATATTGTGCTACAACAGTCACACTGCTTTGTTTTTGTAATGACACCCGAGCGAATGCATCATCTTTTGAATACAAAGCCGGAATTGGCACTTGATTTTTTGTTTGTGGATGAGGCGCACAAAATATCTGCAAAAGGTGGTAGAAGCGCATTCTATTACAAAGTTATTCATGATGTCATGGGAAGAGAGCGAAAGCCTTCTATAGTTTTCGCTTCGCCGAATATTCCAAATCCGGAAATCTACTTGAAATTGATTCCTGGCATAGGTCAGATGGAAATTCAGAAACTGGCTTCAAGGTTTTCACCGGTTTGCCAATTCAAATATATGGTAGACATGACAACGGGGCAAATTTACTCTCATAATGGGCACTCCAATACTTTGAATCCCATTCGAACGCAGGAGGGCTCTTTGCGAGTAATCGATATTGTCAATCGTGTAGGCAAGGGCAAGCAGAATATCGTTTACTGCAATGCTCGCGTAAAAGTTGTTAAATACGCTAAAGATTACGCCGATAGTATTTTGCCAGATGCCGTTGATAAAAAATATAAGGAGAAGTTAGAATCTTTAGCGAAGGATATTAGAAATGAAGTACACTCCGCCTGCTTTTTGGCTGAACTTGTGCAAAAGGGAGTTGCATACCATGTGGGGTACTTACCCGCAAGCATCCGACTCCGCATCGAAGAGGGATTTAAGGATGGGATGATTCGCACCATGTTCTGTACAAGCACGCTTGTTGAGGGGGTAAATCTTCCTGCCGACAATCTTTTCATTACAAGTTATAAAAACGGAAGAAGCGATATGAATGAGGTGGAATTCCGTAATCTTGTAGGGCGTGTTGGACGGATACAGTACAATTTGTACGGCAATGTGTTTATGCTTGCCTTTGATGAAAGTGAAAAAGTTAGCGCAGAGAAAGTTGCTAAAAAATATGAGAGCCTGCTCAATAATGATATTCCAAAACAGCAACTATCCGTTGAAGGGAGTCTTTCCGAAAAACAACGCAGAGCCATAGTGTCTCATTTGTCTCGCGGCGATGTAGAGATGAAAGAATGTCTTGACTCTGAAACGGAGAAAGACTATACCGCTATGCGAAAATTCGCCTTGATTCTAATGCGTGATATAGTGAAAGGAAACACTTCTATGGTTACAGAGGCTTTTGCTTCTGTTCTCGACGATGCTTCAGTTTTGGCAATCAAACAACACTTTAGCCATAATCGTACCAGTGATGATATTACACTTTCTTATGATCAGTGGGAAAATCTGACCGATGCCATCAATTGCGGATTGTCGTACCCGATTTTAAGCGGCGTGGATAATACAGTCGACTTTGAAAAACTTGTGTCCTTTCTGGCGATACTTCGAACCATTTTTAAGTGGGAAATTTACGAAGCATCAACCATCGGGAAAATCAGCAAAGGATTTGACAGAAATGCTGTATTGCGTTGGTACGCAACGATTCTCATGCAATGGGTGCGCGGAAAAGGCTTGAATACTATTATTTGGACCGCACTTGAGCATAAATCAAAGCACCCGGAGGAAGGAATTTGGAGCGGAAAGTTTCAGATTGAGCAGCTTTATAATAAAAATAACGCATTTCATAAGAATTATGTGATTGCCGAAACGCTTGATGTAATTGAAAATGTTATTCTTTTCAGTATTTCAAATTATTTCCGTAAATTTTCTCTGGAGTACAAACGGGTTCACGGTGTCGATTCTTTTGATAATGACTGGTATGAATATGTTGAATACGGGACGACCAATCCACTGACTATATTTTTACAGCAGAGCGGTTTTTCGCGCGAAACATCGCAGTATATCATTCTCCGTAAAACTAAGTATATCGTTGAAACGGACGATGGAACGAAACTTCACCCCGATGTGTTAAAATGCGGCGATTTTGGTGTCGAAACAGAAGCCGCAGATGTTCGCATAAATATGCCGGAACTCTTCGTTGACGAGCCTTGATGATTGGAAAACTTGAGAAATGAGAGATGGAAAACAAAAATATGAATTTATGGGATCAACCTAATATTCCCCACAAAGGATGGTCCTATGTGGGAATTGTAGATTTAGGTGAGGAGTGCTCTTGCGATGAGGAAGTTGAATACGAGCAGTGCCAAATGTGCGGAAAGGAAAGAATACGATATATTCATATATTGGAGCATCCCGACTACACCGGCGAAATGCGCGTCGGATGTGTGTGTGCATCAAAAATGATAGACGATTATCTCTACCCAGGGGAACAAGAACGAGTTTTGAAGAATCGGATAAACCGCAGGCGAAATTTTCTGAATAGGGAATGGCGCTATAAATCAGACACGGGCAATTACACTTTACGATATAAAGGTGAAAATATTACGATTCTTAAAAGTAATTATGGGGGCTTTGGAGTTGTATTTCAAGGGAAAATATGTTGGAGGTATAATGGAAGGAAGATTCCAAATTTATCAATTGCTAAAATAGTGGCTTTTGATTTGTTTGATGAATTGCACGATTCGAAAGGACAGCCGCAGCCTCATTGGGATGATGGGCGTTGGCTGTATAAGTGACAAAATATTGAGGAGAAGTAAAAATGGCAAAGGTACAGAAACCAGAAAAAACAATGGAAGCCGCCCTGTGGGATTCGGCGAATAAATTACGAGGGGCGGTGGAGCCTTCCGAATATAAGCATGTCGTACTTAGCCTTATCTTTTTGAAATATGCGAGTGACAAATTTGATGAGCGTCGGCAGGAGCTGATTGATGAAGGCAAAAGTGCTTATGTTGATATGGTAGACTTTTACACGATGAAAAGTGTATTTTACCTTCCCCCGGAATCGCGGTGGTCTTACATTATGGAGCAATCCAAACAGAGCGACATTGCTTTGAAAATTGATACTGCGCTTTTCACAATTGAAAAGAACAACCCGTCGTTGAAAGGTGCATTGCCAGACAACTATTATTCCCGACTGGGACTTGATACTTCAAAACTCGCATCTTTGCTGGATGAAATCAATAAGATTCACTTGACAAAGGACAAAGAGCAAGATGTTATGGGGCGCGTTTATGAGTATTTTCTATCTAACTTTGCGCTCCAAGAGGGTAAAGGTAAGGGAGAATTTTACACGCCGAAATGCATCGTAAATTTAATTGCAGAGCTTATTGAACCGTATAAGGGCAAAATTTATGACCCCTGCTGTGGTTCCGGTGGTATGTTTGTGCAGTCTATGAAGTTTGTTCAGGCACACAATGGAAACACACGTGAAATTGCAGTCTTTGGTCAGGAAGCGACAAATACAACATTGAAACTTGCTCGTATGAATCTTGCTATTCGTGGTATCAACGGTAGCTTGGGACAAAAGGCTGTCAGCACATTTACAGATGATCAGCATAAAGATCTGAAAGCAGATTATATCATGGCAAATCCGCCGTTCAATCAGAAAGATTGGAGAGCGGAAAATGAGCTGTTGGATGACCCGAGATGGGATGGTTACGATGTTCCACCCACGAGCAATGCGAACTATGGTTGGATTTTACATATTGTTTCCAAGCTGTCGCAAAACGGTGTTGCCGGATTCCTATTGGCAAATGGTGCGTTGTCTGATGATGGAACCGAGTTGAAAATTCGTAAAAAGTTGATTGAAAATAACCTTGTGGAAGCTATTATCATTCTTCCGCGTAGCTTGTTCTATACAACAGATATTAGTGTAACGCTTTGGATTTTGAATAAAAATAAAAAGGCGCGAGTTGTCACGGAAAACGGAAAAATGAAACGGTTGCGTAATCGTGAGCGCGAAATCTTGTTCATGGATCTTCGCCAGATGGGAAGCCCTTACGAAAAGAAGTATATAGAGCTCACTGACGAAGATCGGGCAAAGGTGGCATTGGTATACCATGCTTGGCAGCAGGAGGGCTTTGAGGAAACATACCAAGATGTACCGGAATTTTGCTATAGCGCTTCGACCGAAGAAGTGGCAGAAAAAGGGTATACGCTTGTTCCGAGCCGGTATATTGAATTTATCAACCGTGACGAAAATATCGACTTCGATACCAAGATGAAAACTTTACAGGCTGAACTGAAAGAATTGCTTGTACAAGAAGAAAAATCGAAGGCAGACTTGCTTGAGGTTTTTAAGGAGTTAGGTTATGAAGTTAAATTGTGAACCCCTTGGCAAACATGTTCGGCTTGTCGATTGTCGAAACTTCGCGGTAATCACTACCACGGTTCTTGGAATTAGCATTGATAAGGAATTTATGCCTTCCGTTGCAAATGTAATTGGTACGGACCTGAGTCGATATAAGTTGATTAGCAAGGGGCTGTTTGCTTGCAACCCTATGCATGTCGGACGCGATGAGCGTCTTCCTATTGCACTTTACGAAGATGAAGCTCCGGCGATAGTATCACCGGCATACTTTGTATTTGAAATAATCGATCCTAAAATTATAAACGAAGAATATTTAATGATGTGGTTCCGCAGACCGGAGTTTGACAGAGAATGTTGGTTCATGACCGATGGCAGTGTCCGCGGTGGAATCTCATGGGAGGATATTTGTCGTATAGAGCTTCCTGTTCCTCAATATGACAGACAATGTGAGATTGTTGAGGCATACCGTACAATTACGAACCGCATTGCCTTTAAGAAGGCTATAAATGATAATTTAGCTAATACCGAACAAGTAATTTTGGTTGAGACCATCGGTAAAAATCAAACTATGCCCACAACTCTTGGCGAACTTGTTGATTTCATTGACGGCGATAGAGGAAAAAACTATCCTACGTTCGATGAATTTACATCCACGGGCTACTGCTTGTTCTTAAATGCTTCGAATGTTACATCTACAGGTTTTAACTTTGACGCCTGTATGTTCGTCACTGAGGAGAAAGACAAGTCAATGAACAAAGGGCATCTATCGCTTAACGACATTGTTCTTACCTCTCGTGGAACACTTGGTAATGTGGCTTTGTACGATAAACATATCGGATTTGAAAATGTTAGAATCAACTCCGGTATGCTTATCATTCGCCCTAAAACAAAACGGCTCTCTCCACATTTCATTTATGCCTTGCTTAAAAGCTCCTATATGAAGGCTGCTATTGAGCGCTTTAAGTCTGGCTCTGCCCAGCCACAGTTACCAATCAAAGACTTGCAGAAAATAGTTTTTGAAATACCGGAATCTGATGCCGTTCTTGCAAGTTTAGACTGTCAGTTCCTTTTTATAGAGGAACAAATATCAATCAACAATAAGGAGATTGATAAGCTGAAAGAGCTTGGAAGCATTTTTCTTGCGGAACTAAGCCGCTAAATTATCATTTACAGGATGAGACATACAAACGCATGTGCGTTATTTGCATTTTCATAATCACAGGTATTCGTAGCAGGGAAAAACAATCAAAAACTCTCACCAGTGGCGAGAGAATCACCACAGAACAGCCACTGAATGTCGTTCTCTGATAATAAAAAAGGAGAAACGATATGAAAGAGGAAGTAAAATCCGAGATACTCAGACAAATGCTGCCGTATCTCAACAATGAACAATTGTTAGCACTTGGCTGTGCTATAGACAGTGCATTAAAAAATGCAGAAATAACTGTAGCGATGGCAAAAACACAGGAGGACGACCATTCCATGGAGTCCTTTATCACGGCAAAGCGTATTGAAGGGTGTTCGGAAAAGACATTACGGTATTACCGTGATACCATTGTTGCGATGGTGTCCGCAATTAACAAGCAACCCAGGCAGATTACAACGGATGATTTGCGTTTGTATCTGACAAGCTATCAAACCGAGCGAAGGTCCAGTAAGGTAACCATTGATAATATTCGCCGCATCCTTTCGAGCTTCTTTTCATGGTTGGAGGACGAGGATTTCATCGTAAAAAGTCCTGTACGTCGGATTCATAAGGTGAAAACGGCGAAAATAATCAAAGAAACTTATACGGATGAAGCGTTGGAGCTGATGCGTGATAATTGCGGAAATCCGCGCGATCTTGCCATGATTGACCTATTGGCTTCCTCCGGTATGCGCGTGGGGGAAATGGTTGCCCTTAATCGTGATGATATCAATTTCAATGAACGCGAATGTGTGGTGTTCGGAAAAGGCAATAAAGAACGCTTGGTTTACTTTGATGCGCGGACAAAAATTCATCTCCAAAATTATCTTGATGGACGAAATGATAGCAATCCAGCGCTATTCGTATCACTTTCAATGCCGAGTCATCGTTTGCAAATTGGTGGCGTAGAGCGGCGGCTGCGGGAACTTGGGAAAAGACTGAATCTACCGAGAGTCCATCCACACAAATTCAGAAGGACATTGGCGACAGCTGCTATCGATAAGGGCATGCCTATAGAGCAAGTTCAGCAGCTGTTGGGACACCAGAAAATCGACACGACTATGCACTATGCCATGGTCAAACAGCAAAATGTCAAGTTGGCACACAGAAAATACATAGGGTGA